TGGAAAATCGTTAAATTTGTTTAATATATAAGTACTATTTTTGAACTCTAAATTACTTAATACTTTCATAGTTCTGCCTCATGTAATTCATATAGTATAAAATTATTTATTCTTTGAGACAGAACTATGAAAAAATATAGAAGTTTTACAGTTCTTTTATGCTATTTCAATACAAAATGTACCATCATTTCAACCGTTATGAAAAAAGTTATTATTAGGAGGATTTCTTGAATGTCCTCTAAGAACTTGTGTGTTTGCATTTGCTACACCCATATTAAAGTTACATATGTCTGTACTATCTCCATAATTATAATCATCATATTGTCATATAAATCAAAGTCATTTGTTTCCATAATTAGGTGTTTTATATCCTCAAGGACTAGTATTTATTCGAACCAATCTAGTTACAGAATTTATATTTAAAACTCCTCCGACCACCTATTAATTTCTCAGCAGTTCTAGACACCTCAGCTATTTCTGCTATTCCAGCTTTATCTGCATAAGCAATTGAGCAATCTGTTCTTCCAGTTCCACCCTTGTTACACGGTATTACTGGACAATTGGATAAATCGGTTTTTATTGCCTTTGCAAAATTTGAGTTAATATCAGAAGCTTTAATCAATTCTCCGGATTTGAATATCTTCATTTACTTTTCTCCACTTGAATTTCTGAAAATTCATACAAATTTTTGGAGAAAAGTAAACTAATTTATGTAATAAAAACTTATATTGGATAATCAGGTCAAGGTGTTTTATCTTCTCCACCATCTCAAGGAGCGCCGTGTTGTTCAGTCAAATCCCTTAAGATTTGTCTATATTTCATAACAGCTTCTTTCTTTTCATCTGTTATTGGATAATCATTTAATAATAAGAAATCAGTAGCAGCTATTCTTTCATCTCTTTTAGCTCTTAATCTTTCAAATTTTCCTTCAGTACTATTATAATATTTTAGATATTCTTCTTGCTTTTTATCATCTTCATCTTTCATTTTTTGTCATAATTTAACATATGGAAGAACTTCTTTTTCATATGATTCAATTTGTTTATTACTATAATCATTTAATTCAATATGACCTGAACCATTATGTCATTGAATTGCTCTTATATCTTTAGGTCAATTATATTCAACAATATATCCAATCCCATCTATTACAACTAATTTATCTGGAATTATTACAGTTACATTATTTTTCATTTTTTGCTCCTTCTATTTCTAATGTATAATTTGCTTCTATTATATCTGTATAACCATTAGCTAATGAAACTAATTGTCTTCTTGTAGCTTCGGAACTTTTAATATTTTCACATCTTCCTGCTGATACCTCAGCACCAACTTTATTAACCTCATCAGCAACAACAGCTAAATTATTAATTTGCTGCATTAATAATATAGGGGTCAATGTAATTGCACACCCTTCAATTCTTGCTTCTGTTACTTGAGAATTCGTACTATAATTTAATCAAAAAATACATCCGCCTTTTTTATTATGCTCTGGACATTCCTCAAAATTTCTAAATGGACAACCTGACATTTTATTTCTCCTATTAACTTTTTTTACATAATATCGCATCAATATACTTAACTTTAAGATTTACTGATGCAGAACCACTTCCAGAAAAAGAGTGATTATGAGATGTTCCAGAAAAAGAATGCGTATGTGATAAACTGGAACCAGCCATTGTAGAATCTTCTCTAGCATATGATCCGTGATGGTATCTTTTTTGCTAAATAATCTCCTCCTCCATCACTTGTAGTTACATTAATTGTATGATTATGTCTAGGCATTTGACCTGTAGTTAATGTAGTAGATCCAATTGTTCCACTGGTTGCTTTATTACCTGTATTTCCCGAGACTGAAACAGATATACTTTTAGATGTAAATGCGGATGTAAAATCTATACTACCATTAATTTCACCACCTGATGAACCTGTTACTATTCTTATAGCAGCATTGTTGGTTATACTTTGCTTAATTCAATATGTAGGTGCTTCCCTCTGTACAAATAACATAATTGTTCCAGTCTTAATATTACTTTTATCAAAATTAGCATTTATCTCAGATGCCTTTATTACTTGTCCCACCTTAAATATAATCATTGCTTTTCCTCACTTGAATTTCTGAAAATTCATACAAATTCTTGTGAAAAAGTAAACAATTCTTATATTTTCAATAATCAACTTAATTTTTTCTACATAATATAACATCAATGTATTTAATAGATAAATCTACTGTAAAATTACCACTAACACTATGACTATGTGACATAGAACCACCACTTGATCCAGAATTGAACTGATGCATGATATGTGTACTACCACCAGCAGCACTTCCCCAACCATCATGTGCCTCATTTATTCTATGACTATGAACAGGCATCTGATCTATAGTCAATGTTGTTTCACCCATATTACCAGATACAGGTAACGGAAATTTAGATGAAAACATTGTACTAAAATTAGTTGATCCTGTTAGTACACCTCCAGTTGAACCGGATATAACTCTAATAGCTGCATCATTTACTATATTCTGCTTAACTCAATATGTAGGTGCTTCCCTTTGAACAAATATCATAACAGTTCCAACTTTAATATTACTTTTATCAAAATTAGCATTTATATCTGCTGCTTTTATTACATCACCAGTCTTAAATACAATCATTTAACTTTTCCTCACTTGAATTTTCAAAAATTCATACAAAATAATAAGGAAAAGTAAACTATTCTTTTAACTCTTCTTACATAAAATCATGTCTATATACTTAATAGATAAATCTACTGTAAAATTACCTCCAACACTATGACTATGAGATTGAGATCCACCAGCAGCTTTAGTTGATATACTATGTTGATGTGCACCTGCTCCTTGAACATATGGTCGTCTATCTCCAGTTCAGTTACCTGCATTAGTTCCATGACTATGACTAGGCATTTGATTTACAGTCAATGTAGTTTCACCTAAATTACCAGATATAGGCAACTTAAAACTCGTTGAAAACATTGTACTAAATGATGTTGAACCATATATACTTCCACCTGTATTTCCAGATATTATTCTTATGGCAGCATCATTTGTTATATTTTGCTTAGCTCAATTATTAGGAGCTGACTTCTGAGCAAATGGCATCACAGTTCCTGACTGAAAATCACATTCAGCAAAATTAGCATTTATATCAGAAGCTTTTATTATATCTCCAGATCTAAATATTATCATTCACTTCTCTCCACTTGAATTTCTGAAAATTCATACAAATTTCTGAAGAAAAGTAAACTAAAATAAAATTTCTACTTAATCTCTATACAAAATGAATTTAATTCACGATACTGTTTATAGTTATTTTCTCTTAAATTCAATCTTGAATTTGCTGATGATACTCCCATACGTAAATTTGCTGTATATCAATATCCATAATCATCATCTCCTGTTATTTCCTTATCATTAGTTCAAAAAAATCAAAATCATTTATTGCCATAGCTAGGTGTATATCATCATCCAGTTCTTCAAACTAATTTTGCTGTTGAATTTACATTTAGAACTCCTCCGACCACCTACCAATTCCTGTGCTGTCTTAGCTACTTCGGCTATTTCTGCTATACCAGCTTTATCAGCATATGCAATTGTACAATCAGTTCTTCCGGTTCCACCTTTATTACATGGAATGAGTGGACAATTGCTTAAATCGGTTTTAATTGCTTTAGAAAAATTAGCATTTATATCTACAGCTCGTATAACTTCTCCGGATTTGAATATCTTCATTTGAAACTCTCCACTTGAATTTTCAAAAATTCATATTCAAATCCGGAAAAAAGTAAACTAATCTCTAATATGAATTATACTCATTTTCTAAATTAATTCTTGCTCTATTCTCATATAAATCCTTAAAATAGTTCGTACAATATATTTCATCATCTAATAAATTTCTTATTTTTTCTTTTCTTAAATTAATATCCCATTCAACATTTTCCTTTTTCATCTTACATATATAATCATCATATTCATCTTTAGAAGAACCTAATATAGATAAATCTAAATCTGATAATAATGTTTTCATTGATGAATTTATATAATCTGTCGAAAATATTTCCAGAATAACATTATCCATAAATGATTCATATCTGAATTCAGGATATGAACTTAATTCATCATAGAATTGTTTAACATATTGAACACTGTTATAAACATTTCTATCAATATCATGAAATATGATTCCTAATGTCATACATTTTGTAATATATTCAACTTCATAATCTACAAAATCATTGTTTTTAATATAAGATTCAAATTCAGTAAACATTTTAGTTAAATGCGTCATATTATGATATATTCTATTATATCTACTTTTGATATAATTCCATTTTGTATCTACATTAGGATAAAAAGGAAAATTTTCTGACATGAATGAATAAAAATAATTACGAACAATCATTTTTATTTCCTTCTAATAATTGGTTTTATATATTATATTGTCTAAAATACACTGATCATATGGACATACTTGATATGTATATGGACCATATCCAACAAAATCAGGTTTCCTTAAATGTATATTTTTCTTAAACATGATTAAATCTTCTTCGCGAAGATAATTTATAAAATTAAGAAAAACAAAGTCTGGTCTAATAAATTCCAATGAACGTTGATATTGTTGAATAGAAAATGTAAATATTCGACGTTGTCTTTTTGTTACGGTTGTTAATTCTGCTGGTTTATTTAATTCTTTCCATGATAACTCATTGCTATCAGGATAAACAGGACCACTATTTCCTATAATTCTGTTATTTTCTATAATATGTCCAACTCTAATAGGAAATGTTCTAATTGACATCATAACATTTCCCAAATAACACGGATGAATTCCTATATCTGCTAATACAGCAGATGGAATAACATCAACTGATGTACAATGAGGATAATTATAACCGAAATTGAGACCTAAATCAAATCCTTGTCCTGTTTCTATTAAAATATTAACACCTGAATCCATATAAAAATGAATAGGGATTTCATAAACTTCTATACCTAATTTTTCAAACTTAGATATATAGTCTTGTGCTAGTTTAGCTTTTCTCATTATTTTATTTGCTCTAGCCGAACCAGAACCAGACTGCGTACTTGCTATAGAAGCAACACCACTTTTATTTGCTTCTATTTTTTTATCATTATCAGATATGATTGCTGCTCTGGGATGAATAACAATTCTATTTGTATCTATATTAAATTCATTTATTTCTTTTATAAGAATTTCTAAATCAATTATTGATCCAGCAGATAGATAAATTGTACTTCTTTTATGTATAATCGATGATACAGGCAACATTTTAACAATACATTTTTTATCATTAAAATAAAATGTATGGCCGGCATTTGGTGATAATCTTCCAATTGAAATATCTATATGATTATATTCAGATATAGCTGCTGCAATAAGTCCCTTTCCTGTTGATCCAAATTGACCATCTATTATTATATTTGCTTTACCGGGTTTTATAAATCTACTTAACATGATATTCTTTTTGAGATGTTTTTTATATATAATAAACAAAAATTGTGTTTTGTTTCCTTTCTTCAAACACAACATTCATTATAGATTTAACCTTTTCCCATTCTAAACCTGCTAATCCACATCCTATTTTAGGAAAACCTATCAACTGTGTAGGATATTTCTCATTTATAAGCATCATACACGATTCAATTGCTTTATATCTTAACTGAATTTCAGATTCAATTTTTCCTATTCTAAACTGAGTATATGCATTTATAATTATTTTATCATTAATTGGAACAGATTGAATTGTACCCAATTTATTAATATCACCATATTTCGTTTGCTTATCATACTCATAAACTATGGGATATTTTCTAGATATCACCCTTGCTATTCCTGCGCCCATTTTATGAAAACAATTACATCCATGAACAATTATATCCAATTTATTAAACATGTTTAATAAATCACCTTTTATTTCTTGAATCATTTATAATCTCCTTAGTGCTAAATAATTAGATATATATGAATAAAAAGAATCATATCAAGAATTATTAAACATGTTAAATATCGGTATCTGATAATATTTTGCTATTCTTAATGCTTGCTCAGTTCCACCTGTCCCTGGACTATAACAAATTACAAATGAAACAGGCTCATTTAATGATAATCCCAATATCTGATATACATTTCTTGAATGTAGTAATTTAGCACTATTATTTAATTTATTTCATGTTGGATGAAATTCTTTAGCTATCTGTTTAGCTTTATCTGATATATAATATAATTTAGAAGAATTGTTATTAAAATTTTTTCATGGTAGATATATTTCTTTTTTACCGTTTTGTATATCACAACCCTTTTCGAATGCAGAATCTGCTCCAGATGCTCCACCAGAACGAAGAATGCAATTCTTTTTAGCAAGAATTTCACCTATTTTCGTCATTTTAACCAAAATATGAATCGGTGTTTTTCTACTTCCTATTCCAGCATATCACATAAATCCAACCAATTAATTGTACATTTTTCTTCATAAAAACATATGTTACTTTCGGAATCAATTTCATCAGGATAATAATTACAACAAAATGAACATATTGAATATTTTTTATTCAATTCACTTGCTATATATTGATATTTTAACATTGTTCTATCAACAAAACTATAATCTTCAAACTTTTCATCTAAATTACAATCATCTTTATTCAAAATATATAATGTCTCTAACTTAGATGATATATCTCTACACAATATCTCTATTTTATCTTTTATTCTTTCAAAATTATATGAATATTTTTTAATCAATCTATTTCTTGTTTTTTCATCTAATTTATCCAACCTTGATTGTAAAAGATTATGTTTCATATCTGTATATTTAAGAATCAATAACTCAATATCATCGGAATCAATAATTCTATCTATATAATATTGATATGATTCATTCTTATAATGAGTAATATGTCTTAAGAATTTAAGCGTATATTTAGATAAATTAAGATGATGTAAATCTGAAATTTTCTTATTACAATCTTCTAACACATCATGTAATAAAGCGGCAGCTTTTAGATCATCTGAAGTCCATATGGGTAAATTTTCCATTACCCATATAGGATGCTTATAATAAGGAGAACCACATTTATCTACTTGATTTTTATGAACATCTTTTACATATAATATAACATTTTCAAGATTCATTTATAATCCTTTATCAGAATTTTCTTTTGTTATCTTCACCCTTCTGATAATAGAAATATATATGATCTATTTTCATATTTTTATCATAATAGAGTTCAATATATTCATTATCATTTTTTCGTAATGTCATATATTTGTATTGAGGTTTATCCAATATCTGTGTATATTTTTCTTTTTTTAATTCACTTACAACTTTATCAAAGTCAACATCATATGTACTTACATTCTTATATATAGAATGTCGTCTATCTACAAGATTTTTTTCATTGTATGCATATTTGGATTTTTCTTTTTCTAATTTAATTACAAATCTTCGAGCTAAATTGTTAACAATCTTATCGACGATTGGATTTTCTTCTTTTATTTTTTCATTAATAAACATAGATAACTTATCAGTTAAATTCATACGAACTCTCCAATATAAAGGTATATATGTTTATTTATTTTTTATTTGATATAACTCCTAAAGTCATCATATGATTCAAATTTTTCTTTAATTTTATTAAATGCATCATCCATTGATTTGAAATTTAATTCTTTCATCATATATTTGAATAAATCATCTTTAGATAAACTTTTAAATTGACATATAGGACAATATATTTTAAGAATATCATCTCCATATGCTTTATCTATATAATCATCGAAATCAACAGGTATTCTATCTTCTTCAAAATATTCTTCATAATCTTTTAAATCAGTATTTACTGCATGTCTAGTACAAAATACATGTTCTTCTTCACACATACACATATTAACATCACTTAATGAAATATCAAATCCTCCTTCAGACGCACCACAAACATCACATATAAATGAACTACTAGAACTATTACTTACAAATCCACTTCTAATTTTCATATTAATTCTCCTATATAAGTTTTTTCATTATGTCGTCTATATGAACAGGTGTATAACCCCATAAATCAACACCCACTTCTATAGAATTTCCTTTAACACCAAATGACTTTTCGTTTCTAAATCTTTCTTTGACTTCACTTATCGATATATTATACATATCAACTAAATCATTACCATGATAATGACCGTGAAATATAAATGAATCATCCTGAATATCAAGATTATTTTCATGTGTTAGATATATTTTATATTTGTCATATGTTATTACTGTTTTATCTGCTTTACTTATTGAATGATATTTTCCGAAAACTTTTAACACACCAGAATTATCATGATTTCCCGGAATAAGAATAATATTACCATTCAATCGCTTAAGTAACTCTTCCAATTTTGTCGTACCACAAAACGCTATATCACCTAAATGATATATAATATCATTTTTTGAAACAATATTATTCCAATTTTCAATTAACTTTTCATTCATTTCTTCTGATGATTCAAACGGTCTATCACAATATTTAATAATATTTTTATGTCAAAAATGTGTATCTGCAGTAAAAAACATATTTAATTCTCCGTTTACTTAAATGAACATTCAGAACATCTTTCAGTTATATCTAATATAGATTTGTTTATATCTACTTTTGTTTCAAATATAAGTTTGATTTCATTTTCATTATATTTAGAGAAATCATATTTCTTTAATTCAGATGTATGCTTATATCCTCTTTTTATCATTTCATTTTTTATTTCTTCGTGTCTCTTATATATGCTTGTAGGTTCAATTAAACCATATGATAAAAATTTTGTTAATTTTCTTCCTTTAATTATTGACCCCACAATCATATGAAGTTCAACATGTTCTCCAAGAAGATGTTTTCTACACATCTTTTCAGGTGGTAACATCCACATTCTCATTAAATTAAAGCCCCTTTTATATTGTGATCTCTTGCCCATTTATTGATTACAATTTTAGCTGTGTTATTAGGCATTTTATTATAAATACCCCTACATTGAACTATTTTATAATTTTTTACTTCAATTGTATATCGCTCATTTTCATTTGTATTAAACATAGTAAATATATGAGATGCTCCATGTGAACATAAATAAGCATAGGAAGCAACACAATGATGCATTCTTCTGCCTTCTTTTATCAAATCATTAGATGAATTTAATTCAGTACAAAACCATCCGTAATATGGTATTTTATCATTTTTCCATGTTCTGGGCATATCAGGAAATAATAGAGGCCATTCATGGTTTCCTGCATCTTCTTGAAGTGCTAATTGAACATGCCATTCATTAGCTAAATTTCTTAATGAATTTAATGTTCTATTTTTGAACGAAAACGTATTCTTATTAATATTACTCAAAAATAAATAATCAGATATTTCTTGATATGAATATTTTAATTCATCATAATTCTGTCTAGCAAAAAATTTGAATGCTTCAATATAAAATTTGTTTCTAAAAAAATACTTCGGATAATTCTTGTTTTTTATGAAAATATCTAAATATTTTTTACAATCTCCGGAATTAGAGCGAGTAGATTTAATAATGGCAAGCAAAACACCATCAGATACACAATTAATATAATCTGGAGATTCAATGAAATATAATGTCTCTTTTTTACTTATACCATAATATTTAAAATAATCTTTATATATTGAACCTCCCTGACATAATGTTAAGAAAATCCTCATATCAGTCTTTTCAATAAATTTGTTGGTATTTAGAAAAATTTTGTTGAAAAACGGAGGATATTTGTATTTAACAAATATCTTGTTAATTAAATCAATAGAAATACGATCCATCGATTTATATTTAGGCCTCCAATCATCTATATTATTAATACGCCTGTCATAATAATCATTTATTATATTATATATCTTATCAGGAATAATATTCATAATATCCTGATAAGACATTTTTCTGGTAATTTTTACATGATTTTGCTTTTTATTGATTTGAAATTTAGATTTTTCAATTTCAAGCTTTTCTTGGATCTTTTTAGTTGATCTACCCATTTTATTTCTCCAGAAGATTCTGCTCTATATTCTTGTACATCCAATGAACATCACTTTGAACGTGATTTTTTCGTACAAACTTAGCAACATTTGAAGAAAAGTCATTATAATCAAATGACTTTTTATTTCTTATAACATATCCTTCATGTATGTTAGCATCTAAATTATGAGCAATGTCAATCAATTTATCTTTATTAAATATGCCTTCGTATATTACTTCTACAGGTTCAACAGAAAGAAGACTAAAAAAGTCCAATGTATCGTCCCATGATAAACATGTAGTTTCATTCCATATAGAAAATCCATAAAAATATGATTTAAGATTTTCATATTTTATTGAATGTTTAGCATATAAATTTTCACCACATATTCTATAATTTTCAGGGATATCATGTCTTATATTATTCCAAAAGGTTTTTACCCAATGTCTTGAAACATGATCTTTTGAATCAATACTTCTTGCATGTATCTTATCCCTATACATGGACGTATTTTCACCATCCATCTTCAACGTAACAACTATATCCATATTATGAAAACAAGATATATTATTTAATATTTTATCATCACTTGAAATTCCCAAACTCCAAGGAAGATGATATGTTCTGGGATATTTGTAATACATGATTTTTCCTTTTTTATATATTATATTAAATATCCCAGAATTGTTAACTGCTAATTTCTTTGAAAATGACACTGGGAGGTATAAACAATGATTGGCATATAACTTTATTAAATTTTATTAATAAAGTTATATGCCAACGATTTTATGCGTCATAACACAAATTTATTATAAAAGATTTATATTGAAAAGTAAATATTACTTGATTTTTGAAACATTTTTAATATTATTTCCTTGAATATCAAATCTTAAAACATCAGAAAGCTTTTTATCCTTTTTTATTTTAGGTAAATATAAAATACGTTTCTTTGTATCTTCATTCATAAAAAATTTTATAAAAATTCATGGTCAAATAACAAATACGAAAAGTGTAAGAATAATAATGTCATATCACATTTTATACCTGATTATTCAATTTAAACATCTCAAATAATAAATCAGACCTAACTAAACATTTTAATTCATCTGTCTGAAGTCCTTCGAAATACTTAAATAATAAACCGACAAGTTCAATATTGTCTTGCTTTACTAAATTCATAATTAACTCCATAGTATCATACCTTAAATAAACCTCTTTACTTTTAATCTCTTCTAAAATATAATTAATATGATTTTCCGGAATAACAATTGAATATTCTTTTTCTTTAGATTGCACAGCTAATAAGTATAATTTCTCTTCATCATTATATGTTAAATATAAATGTCCGTCTTCCCATTTATCTTTATTAAAAATTAAAACATTACATTCATTTGTCTTAAATTCCGACTCATCATTAAAAAATATTAATAAAAATATAATAATAAAAAATCCTATAATGATTAAACACATAAAAATAAGTATATCTTCATCCATAATATTAATCCTCACTAATTATATGACCACAAATTTCACTATTACATGTTATAATATCACTTTTAGAACGTCTAAATGATATACAACATGGTTCCTCCATTGAAACAAAAACACCTGCTTGATATATTTTATCTTTATGTCTAGCAAAATGTGCTATTTCCTGACTTATATAAATATTATCGTCATAATAACCATCTATTTTTGTTTTCTGTCCATTAACAACCTTAATAATACTTTGACCTTCTCTTCCAAACACAGGTTTTAGAAAACAATTATCAACTTCATCATTATTATAAAACTCTGATTTTAATAGATATGGTGAATTAGGATATAACTCAGATAATATAGGTAATAAACCCTTTGATTGATATACCAATGAATATAATGGATTACAGACAATTATATCATAATCATATTCATGTAAAAACCTTTCCATTGTTTTAATGATTTCTCTGGACATATTTTCATCCAAAGATAATATCATATCCCAAGGAACCATTTTTACTAAACAATTATATGAATCAACAATATTGTCATCTTTTATTCTTGAAAATCCCTTAAGCTCATCAATTCCAAATTCTTCCCATGTAATAGAAGGATTATTAAACATAGCCATATTTTCACATGAATATTTAATAACATCTAAATTAAATTTATCTTCATTAGCATTTGCACTAACAAACACAGGATATATATCCTTCTTTATATTAGACAAATAATGAAAATATTCTTCTAATGCTTCATACAATGTATTATATTGATTAACATCAGGATTATGATTATAATGCTTTGCTATTGTATATTGCAATGGACCTGATTCAAACAATGTAAACGGAGTATCAGCATTAAACTCAATCAATTTAATTGGAATATCATCTAATCCACCAGCAAAATCAAACCTACCCAACATATGTGGATGAATTTTATAATTATAATATGTATGATCAATCATCCCTTTCATATAATCAGGTATACCCAACTTATGATATAAATCATTTTTTATGACATATTCTGTAGCATCATCTACCATTTTGAAGCATTCATATGCTGCGGTATAGTAGTCATCTGCTTGTTTTTTGGATAAAACTACTAAATCAGTGCAGTTTCCGTCAGATGGATATTGTAGTTGATCAAAAATTTCCTGAGGAAGTTTGTCATATTCTAGAATTTTCATTATGATGATCTACCTCCGAATGAACTAATTGATGATGAACCTCTTGCCAATATTGATGATGTATTCATTTTTGATGACATTGATGAGAAATTTCTCGGTAAACTATATGATTGTGTTCTAATTCTTGAATTGTTTACATTATTGAACCAATCAGCATTAAATAAAGCAGCATTATGATGAACAAAAGTGTTAACGACTCTATGCTCATCATATTCTCTAGCATTGATAAAAAATCTATTTTTATCAAATCCATTATCACTACTACATGCTGTTAAACCGAATAAAAGTAATGGTATAATATGTTTGTATTTCATTGTTTAATCCAATGGTGAAAAATTAATCTTAGCTGAACATATAATAGGAGCTCTTAAAGGACATGTTGGATGCGCACAAAATGAACAATCATTGGTTAAATCAAAATATTCATCTCTCATTTCTTTTCGTTTAATATATACGGGACATGAAAAGTTATTATCAACATATGGAAAATTTCCTTTCATATAATTTCCATATTGATAATTTCCGGTATTCGTGCTACTATATGATCCATTAGTAATCATAGTGTCTCCTTATTTTATTTCCTGACAAATTAAAACAACGTCTTTATCAGGAAATATTTCTTTATAACTAAATATGACATTTTGATTATTCTTTGTTTCAAGACATTTAGATAATGTCATTGCTGGACTTATAATAGAATGTTTAACTATGTTACCATTAATCCAAAAACAAAGTAATAATAATTATCTTTTTTATATAAAAATATATAAAGAAGATTTTATAGTGTAATTACTAATGGCGTATTACACACCTCTATTCCATATCCAATGAAGGCATTTGGAACTTCTTTTTTAAGAATATTTAGGGATGCATTTAAATCGGCATTTATCAATCTTCCATTTGAAGACCTAAATAAACCCCTTTTTACTCTTTTACCTAAATATTCATCATGCTTTTTAATTTCTTCATTATCTAAAAATGAGCATTTAGACGTATAAGCTTCTTCTCTAACTATAAAATTTATTCCTTCTAACTCAGCTTTATATTTCAACAAAGTTATAAATCTACTATGAGGAATTTGAACAAAATTTTGATTATTTCTTTTTCCGATATTAATTTCTTGTTTTCAAGACTTATTTAGACCTACAATTAATGTATCTACGTCATTAAAAACTAAATGATTAATTAAATATCTGGATGCTTTATGTAAATAATCATTTATTTTGTTATTTCTTTTATTAGTTAGTTTTTGAATTTTATTTGTATATGCTGATTTTTTATTTAATTTTTCAGCTTTTGATTTAAATAATGCTAATTTCTTATTATAGAATTGATTTATTGATTTTAATGGTTTTCCATTAATTATAATAGAATTTTTAAAATTAAATCCTACAGTTACTAAGTTATTTACTCCTAAATCTACAGACGATATTTTTATATTTTTTTGCTTGAGTTGTTTAGTTTCTTTTTCATAAAGAATTTCAATTTTATAAAAAGAATTTCTAGGTATTATTCTTACTTGTTTAATATTTGTATGTTCTATTTTTAATTTGAAATTTGTTCCACTTAAATGTAAAATATTTTGTTTTAATAATTTGGATGAAATTGCTTGATTTGTATAAATTAAAATGTTTCTTCCTTTTATTTTATCTAAATATCCGGGGTATCTTTACTTTTTTTGTGTATGTTTTTTCTTTCTTTTTGTTAATCAAAGCAAAAAATGATTTAAAGTTTTGATCAACTTGAAATATAATTTGTTGAGAAACTTTTCTTGGTAATTTTATATAATCTATTTGTTTTTCTTTGGTAAATTTATTGATTAGTTCAAATTTATTCAGATATTTTTTAGTGTTGAAATAATGTTGTCGAATCTCATATAATGCAGAGTTATAAAGATTTTTAGATAAAAATGATAATTTATCTAATTCATTATATAAAATCTTATTAGATTTTTTTATGATGTGAGATTCGACTAAAATCATTTTTAGCTTTCCATTAACTCAATTTCTTTTTTAATTTTATTTTTTAAATTTTTACTTCTCCTAAGACCATAAATTCTAGCAGAAAAGCAATGAATTATAGAAATTAAATCTTGTGTTATATCTTCATCTTTTTCTTTTGCTTCATTTATAACTTCGATTCTATTATTTGTTAAAAGTTGAATTCAATTAAAACCGAATCGAGTTAGTCTGTCCTTGTTTTCAACTATAATTTTATCGAATTTATTTTCTTTTAGGATTTTAGATAATTGTTTTCTTTCGTCATTTAAACCAGAGCCGTATTCTTTGATTATTGATTTTATTTTGTAACCTTTTGCAGATGCATAGTTTTTTAGTCTTTCTACTTGATTTTCCAATAATTTTTTATTTTGCGAACTTGAAGTTCTTGCATATAAAATAACACCATAACTTTCATTATTCAAATTAGGAACAATAATTGTTCCAGTATCAAGCGAATATGCTCCTTTAATTTTACCTGCTCTATACCAATTGTATGCTGTTCTATAACAAACACCCATTTCTTTAGCATATGTACTTAACTTCATCTAATTATAACCTTTTTATTTCTATTTATATCATTCTTCATTAAAATTATTCACTTTTCAATAAAGTTATTTATTAATTTTTATACAAAACTACTCATGGTTAATACTCGAAAACATAAACATCTTTACTAGCGGTTGTTATTTTATACTCCCTAAGAAGATCTTTAATTTCCTTTGGAGCATGAAATGTTTCAATAACAATAAAATTCCCATATTTCTCATATTTTCCTTCGGAATCACCCCATTTATATGAAGGAAATTCATATTCTTCATCTATATTTCTATCAGCCTCAACAAGTTTATCATAAAATTCTTCAAACTCAGAATCATTCTTAAACGCTGATTTATGAATTACAAATGAACTACTAGAACTATTACTAACAAATCCTTCTCGAATCTTCATATCTTAATCTCCTATAAATACAAGATTTATTGTTTGAATTCCTTCAATCTTTCTATAATAAAAATATGCTAACTCATATTCATTAATGTCATATACTGGAATTTTAATTTTTCCGTCTTTTATGTCTCTCAATAATTTTAATATATATCTTCTTGAAATATATGCGTCTTTATATGATATAACAAATGAATTCTTGTTCTTATTATAAAAAGTTGAATAATGATATTTCTCATGACACTTATTCAAAAGCTCCTGCATTGAATATACATCATTATATAAAACATTCTTTATGATGGATAAAACAAGTGACATATACGTTCTCTTTTATATTAATTATTTTTGGATAAATATATTATACAACAAAATTCAAACCATGTTAACTCAAATGGAGATTTTTATGAGATTAAACTCTTACCTAAACGAAGCAATCATTAAAACATCTTTCGGTCCGAAAATTTCAAATAAATTAAATAACTTAGAAGATGATATATATGATCTTACACATAATCCTTTGAAGGTGTTGAATGATGTTTTTAATTCAGAGGATATATATTTTGAAAAAACAAATAAGGTAAACGTATCTAATACAAGTTCTATTCAAGGTCGGATATACAACGAAGACAGGGAAGATTGTTATATTTTTTAATAAGGATATATTTGATAAATCCATTCATCTTTCTGATTATTGATATGAAGATTTTATACATGATTTGAAATCGATTATAATACATGAATTGACACATAAGAATCAGTTTATGAAAATGAAGAAGGAATATTTAGCTAGTAAATGAAAAACACCTGAGATAACAAATGATAAACAAGAACTTATGGCATATGCTAATAACACAGTATTTGAAATATTAGATAATATATTCGGTTATGATGATGAATCTCTTGAAAATAAAATTGATAAAATTGTTAAATCATTAAAATCAGGAAAAGATGTTGAATCCGAAACATATTATGGATTAAAGAAAAAATTAGATGATAAAGGAATGAAACAATATTTAAAATACGTATATATGTATTTAGATGATTTTATAAAATCAGCAACAAAATAGAAAAAAGAGGTCAAAATGACCTCTTTTTTTATTGGATATAATTACAAGAATGAAAAGGCATATCATTAAGAAAGTTTTTTAGAATATCAATTGCATCATCTTTTTTCATAATCATTGTTGAATCTGACCATGTAAGAATAGCTTTATTATCATCTAAAACAATAGCAAAAATGTTCATTTATAACCTCCTTATGTATCAAACCAATCTATATCAACACACATTTTATAATCAGGATATATGATTTCATCGAAATCTTTATTTACATATCTGCTTCTTTGTTTAACTCTATATGCTTTGTTCATTAGTTTCTTAAAAAGTTTTGAATCTCGTTTAAATCTACAATTATCAGCTAAATACCACCAAGATGGAAAATTTATATCAAAATTTAATCTTTTAGCATATTTTTCACTATTATAGAATCCTCTATCTCTATAAGTCCTTGACATTGCTTTTTTCCTTTATTTTATATAAAAATTGCAATATTGTTAACTACATCCATTGTTTTCTTTTCTTGGTTCTTTTCCATGAACGACGAGGTCTATTTCTATATGGTGAATCCCAACAATCCATTCCACTTTCACGATATACATTTCTTCTTTTTATATCTTTAAATGATATGGTGCATAAATCATCCAAAATTTGCTCATCTATCGATTTTTTATATGATGAAAAGATAAGTCCCTTTTTTGATAAACCTCGCTTACTATGATTATTCTTTCTACATCCATGATATGGCAATGCATCATATCTAAATAAAAATGAAGGATAATTTTTCCATAAATATTTATTTTTAAATATTACTGGTCCGACAATATTAATTTCAAAATAATCATCCGGAATATCATATTCAACACCACAATAGCTGCATTTCATTTTAGGATTATTTCCATATCCAGCATGTCTATATATGTGTGTTCCTACTGTATGTTCAACGTGACGATAACAATTTTTACATGTATATGTTCCTAATTTTTCTCCATATTCTAAAGGTTTTCCATCTTTGTATACATGAAACTTTACAGCAATATAATAAGAAGATCTGACACATTCATCTTTATATTTTAAATTCATATAAAACCTCCATTTTTCAAAAATGAAGAATATATTATTTAATCCCATCTTGCTGAATGCAGATAAAAATCTTTATCTTCACTACAATTTAATGTATCCCTCACATAATTTTTATATTCATTATTATTAAGTTTTACAGTAAACTTGAATTTCTTTCCTAATGGAACAATTTTTATTATTTGACCTATAATATCACCATCTATACAAACATTATCTTCTTCCCTAAATTCATAATTAGGATATGGGAATTCAAATGAATCATTATTATACTTGTTTAATAACATTTTCAAACTAATATATGATTCATTTAATGTAATTTTATCGTTTGAATCTGTTATTAATTCTAACAACTTTTTATGAATATCGTCTAATTTACTTATCATAATTGATCCTTAATGCATATGAAAATCTTGGTTCCGCTATTCCTGTTCCACATATATAATGATAGTTAATATTATTATATGTGTATTCATTGTAATAATATGAACCTATTTCGATATCATTTAATAAAATATCATAACCTTTATTTGTTTTTATAATATTTAATAAATTTTCAGCTTCTTTGAATATAAAGTTATGGCATTTATTTAGTAGAATAGTATGATAAATTTTTGCTGTTTCAACAAATTGTAATAAGATATCTTCTGTCGCGTTAGGAAGAAACAATTCAACCTTCATAAAATATTGTCGTGTTTTATCATTAATTGTTTGTTCATTTCTGAAACACGGGGTACATGTTTTATATATTTTATTTTTTAAAATATCATTTACTTGAAAATAGATGAATCCTTGTTCCGCTGAACCAACAAGTGAATAATCATTTAACACAAACATATCATTTTTATCATATGTTATATTTTTTATATCGTTTGGAACGATTCACGGAACATCTATATATTTAGCTGGAATAAGATTTAGAAATTCATTTATATTATTCCAATTAATTTCTGTGGCCATTTTCAAAAACCCTTTTTGTTATTTGTTTCATACAAATTAAATCATCCAATGTTAAATTAGGATAATTTGTTTCAAGGTATCCTTCAACAGCTCCAATAATATCTGACAACTCAATAAGTGACATTATTTTACATTTTTGATTTTCAGAATCAATTAATTCATTAACTTCTTCTAAAATTTTCTTTGATGTTCCATAATCACCCTTTGGAATTTCTTTTATATGATATGATTTCTTTTTATCTTTTAATATAAAATTCCAGTTTTCATGAATTTTTCCATCTGTATATAAAAGTGGATATAACAGACAATGTTTTTCATTATCATCCAACTTAATATTAAATGGAAACATATCTTTTATTTTTTCAAATTCTTCTTTCAATGAATTTTTATTATTAAAATCCTTTCCCAATATCCATTGATCTACAAGAGAATATAATGTTTTTTCTGCATTATATGTGTCAATAAATCTTTTAAATATAAGTACATCTACATCTAATGAAGCATATGGATAATAAACTCTAACTCTTAATATGTCACACTTATCTCTATATGCTGCTATAGCCTTTTTTAATGTTTCCCTTTCTTCAGATAACCACATTGTTGCTATGTTTGCAGAAATAGTTATAATATCAATACGAGGCAAATTTGTGACTAAACTTAATCCATTTGTGTACAATTTTATCTTTTTGTGTGTTGACTTTAACATAGTTAATAAAGAACAGATTTTAGGATGAAGTGTTGGTTCTCCTCCACCTGTTACTTCAATACACGAAATTTCTTTATTTCTATTAATTTCATCTAAATTAATATCTTTATAATAAACAAATTCAGGATATGCATTATCAGTTATATTTAATTGCTGTTTCGTTATGCAAAAATTACAATCTTTATTGCATAACGATTTAACAGGATGAAAATATAATGTCATTATAATACCTCTTATGGTTCAGTTATAAGCTCAGATATATTATATAGTTGTTTTATTAATTGATAAATAGTACTTCTGTTTTTGAAGTGAAGATTTACATATGTTGTTACAGCAGAATCTTCATTTGTTTTAAATAAGATAATACCACATGAATCTTTTTCTTTATCAATATAGGGAAGTTTATACATGTTATCGACATATGTTTTATTTGAACATTTATTAATAACAAATTTATAATATGCACATTTGAAACATTTAAACCTTTGTGATTTATTTGTACATTCAGGACATAATGTGCTTCCATGTTTTGAACAATGACAAAACTCGTCATCATTAAGTTTTATCTTTTCAAAAAACATTAATGACATATCACTATCTTTTAATGATTTAATAAAATAAGCTCTTTTCTTAAGAAAATTACAATTAGAATCTTTAATATATGCAACACAATATTCTTCTAATTTATAGGTTTTGTTGTTTATTTTCTTAAATAGATATCTTACATATTCATTTGATTTAAATTGTGAAAATATGAATGCATAATCTTTTGTTGATATTCTGAATGATGTCATAAGTGATTCCTCCGAGAGTTTTTATCGGAAAAATCACTCGTTTATTTTATATTTATTTGATTTTATTTATTTTTGCATTTTTATATTTTGCATTTTTATATTTTAGAAATTCATTATGTGTCCATGCTGTATCGACATCTTCAAAAACAAATTCATCATCATATTTGAAGATGAGAGAATATGCGTTTTTATCTGACGTTGGAAATATCGTTACGAAGACATTGCTTCTTTCAATTAATACATAATTGAGTGTTTTTGATTTATATAGATAAATTGTTTTGTTTTTCTTATTATTAGATATATGATAGAATTTTTTTCCATTAATAATAGATATGAATTTGTTTAGTGATATTTTTCGTTCTAGGATTCTTGAATAGCAATGATTTGATAAGGTTTTATTTAATCCTTTGCATATATTTTTATATGCTGATTCCTGATAATGTTGTTCATCTAAATGTTTGTCATATCTATTATTTTTCTTTTTTAAGCTTTTTGTTCTCATTTAGTACTCATCTTCTTCAAGCATTTCTGTTGCAAGTGAATCATAGCACACTTCACATATTCCAGAAATTTCGTACTCCTTTAATCCTTTTTCAGTAAAAATTCGACCGTCAATTTTTTCTTTGCAGAAGACACAGATATCATCCATGGTTATACCTCTTTTATTACAATTGAAAACTTTTCATCTACTTGTTCAATCAAATAGATATACACAACACCATACATTTTTCTAAGTTTATCGAAATCGGATTCATTTTTATCTATATTAATGATATGATAATCACTTAAATATCCCAAAGTGTTATTTTTCTCTTCATATTTGAAAAGATTATATAAAAAGAATACAGAAAAGTTATCCATTTCCGGAATCTTAAAATTATTTTTATATAACTTTTCCTTCTTTGTTGTTTCCAATGTTAATTCGAGTTTATTTTTTAATCTTTCCGGATATCCATCGAAATGTTTATATAAACATGTTAGATTTTCTGTTTCATTTTTGAATATTATTAATGCTGGTGTTGACATAGTATAATACTCCTAACTTTTATGAAAATGAAACTCAGTATAGCAAAAATAATAACACTAATCAAACCAAGCATTGATATCATAAAGTACACAATTAATGTAAGACAAACTGTTCACATTAGTTTTATATTCATTGAATCCTCTATATCATTTATATATTATAAGGAATAAAAAGTTAACCTTTAAGAGACATTTTGTTTTTATTAAATATTGAGCATTTCCTGGAACTTTTTAATTTCATTTTTTTCCATTTGAATTTATAGGATTTCATATTTTCTTTTATTGTATTTTTTATAAAATTTAGCATACGATTCATTTGTTCTTTAGTAGCATATAGATAATATGATCTGTTATTTCTGTTAAATATATAAAATTCTCCTAATAGAGTTTTTATTTTAAGTTTTTCTACATTTTTTCCACGAACTTCTTTTGTTTTTCCTTCACTATATATTTTAAGCATTTCATCTTGTTTATTTCTAATTCTATATAAATTAGAAATTAAAGGAAAATTATATGTAACATATGTATTTTCGTCTTCTTTAATAACAAATCTATATTCACAAAACAATAATGAATGCCTTAAATAACATAATATGAAACTGTCTGTATTTATTGCGAATTTATCAGCGTTATACTCCGGAGTTTCATTGACCTTCATATCAAATCTATTATTTATTTCAACATTTTCAGTACAACTTGATGAATTTTTATGTTCTGGGATATCATTTATATAAATCGTATCATAGTACATTTTTAACCTCACACAATATTTTTCATAAAATTAAATGAAGAATTTTCAATAAATTTCATTGACCAACCATGATTTAACTTATTTTTATATAAATCGTCTTTGATTTCATTTGATTTACCTCATTAGATATTATAAATAAAAGTGGTTCTGGAGTAACTTTTTTATAAATAGAAATAGAAAAATATTATTCTTTTTATTCCCCTCCGAAAATTAGGTTTAAAAGAATTTCTATCTATTATTCCGTGATATAGAAGAGAGCAAATTGTATATTGTCCGTAAATGGTTGACCTGCAAATTTGTAGTGTTTGTTGCTACGAGTTGATGCGGTGGATGGTTGACCTCACCTTAAGTTCTAAGGAGGACAATATGGGTGAATTTGCATCTAAGGGTGTGGCTGGTTCTGGCCTTGGTTTAGGTATTGCTGGTACAGCATTGGGATTATTGAATTCCAATAATTGTTGTAACGGTGGTGGCGGTTTGTTAGGTAATTTATTTGGTGGTGGAAATTGTTGCAATCAATATGAGTCAAAAGAAAGTGCTGTATTACGTGAACGTTTAGCTAAATTAGAAGCTGAACGTTATGCTGATGGAATTGGTATCAATACATATAAAGAAGCTATTGCATTATCAAATAAAAATGATGAAAAAATGCAAGCTAATATGAAAGAAGCATTTCAAGCTATAGCTGAACTTGATAAACGCGAAGCTGTAAATAGAACAGAAATCAAGTGCTTGTATTCAACATTGGATACAAAGATTGATAATGTTAATACACAACTTCTAAGTGAAATTAAGTGTTTGGCAACAAATACAAATTCACGTATCCATGCGTTAAAAGAAGAAACAGCTCAAGCTATTGCTCTAGAAGCTGAACGCAGAACATGTGGTGATATCTCATTAAAAGAATATGTTGACGGTCATTTCATGCCTGGAACATTAAAACTTCCAATAACTTCTGTATGTCCATTACCAGCTCCTGCTTGTACAGTAACAGATTCAACATCTGATACAACTACAACTGGCTAGTAATATCATAAAATCAATCTTGTTAGCTACCCAAAAGGTAGCTAACATCTAAAAGGAGAACATAATGTTATTGGTATCACAAGCAAAAATTCCTTTAATAGTTTCACAATATATTGAGAGGTTCGTTGTTCCTAAAGCATCAGGTTTACTTGCTGCGGCAGCATGAGGTTCAATATTTTTAGCAAATAAAGTTATCTCTAACTTTTTTAAGTCTCAGAAAAATATTGATTTTCTTAAAGCCTCTGAAATAATGAATGAAGACGGAAATATAGATATCGACAAAGCTCATGAAGTTATGAAATTTGTCATAGAAAAAACACAAAAACTAGAAATCATGGGTTGAGTTATCGATGCCAATGATATTGAAGAAATCCATAGAATAGCAAAGGATATGGTGTAAATATGAAAAACATGATTATTATAGATGATGACAAAGTTCATTATCTCGACAACTACGCTTTAGATGAACATGCTGAAAAACTAAAATGATTGTTCAATAAAATGAAAGGAGAATTTTGTGATTATCTTCATTACAAAACTCACTTCATTGCATCAATGAAAAAAGATATGGATAAAAGAACAATGATGTTAGATGAGTTTAAACACTTCAAGAATGCTCATAAAGAATTCATTGAAAAACTTAAACATTACGCTGACACAGATGAAGAAAAAGTCATCCTTGACTCAATGATGAAATAATAAAAGGGACCATATGGTCCCTTTTCATTAAAATATCCTACTAGCCTTAGAATTCCAAGATGTATATAAATGTCCATCAGCCTGATATATCAAAGACCTAATATCATTTGTATTATTACTCTCCTGAATACAATTATCAGATAAAGCAATAGAAATTCCTTCATAATCCCAAATATTCATTCCAAATCTCGTTGTTCGTATCAATTTACTATATGGAATAATATCAGTCATAATTGTATTATATAACTCTTTATATAATCCAAGACGTGTATTTTCCTTTATCCATTTAGTTACTCTATTTTCATTTGTATATATAGGTAGTGTTATATTTCTAAATATCAATTGATTTATATTGTTGTCTTTACATATTTTAATTAATTCATGAAAATAAACATCTGCTTGATCTGTAATATTAATTGACAACCTTACGTTTATGTCCATATTTTTAACATATTCAAAAAAGCGTGACATATTATTAATTCTATTAATTGGATTCTTATATATATAATCCATTGATATTGAAATTGTATCTAATCCATTATATACAAGGTCATGCAATGTTCTGTATACTTTATCATTATTATTTTCAAATACAATACCATTTGTTTGGAGTTCTATAGGAAATGTATTAAACTCTAATATTATTTTATATAACGCATTGCTAAGTGTTGGTTCTCCTTTACCTGTAATAAGAACTGAACTAACATTAGAACTCAACGCAACTGTTTTAACTTTATCAATATTTCTAAAAAATAATAAATCATTATATTCAACAGATTCTGTTATTTTTGATATACAATATGGGCAATTAAGATTACATTCAGTACCAGGAACAGATATTGTTAAATTTTCAGCATTAAAATAAGACATTTTAATCTCCAATATAATCGTTAAAGTTAACTAAATATCTTGAATGTCCTCTACAATAATCTAAACAAACAAATTTAGTTCCGTATGAGTTAAATGTATGAAATTTATGAAAATGTCCAAAAAATCATAATTTAGGATTATAAATTTGATGAACACATTGTAAGAAATCACATGAACAGTCCTTCATATTACTTATTCATGGTAACTTCAAATAATTTAAACAAAAAGTTGGACATGTATGTGATATAATAACATCTATTTTAGCTTTTTCAGGTAATTGATACATATCTTTTGTTGATATTACTTCCTGAGGAAATCAATCAAAGCCCAGTGTTCTCTGATTTTTATCAACACTATCTGCACCACCACAAAATAAGAAATTATATCCATTAAATACTTTTACTGCACCAAATGAACAATAAAATATATTTTTATGTATCTCAACTATTTTATTTTCAGTTGTATCTATATTAAGTAAACTTCACCAATCTTCATGATTACCAGGACAAAAATAATATTTGACTCTATCATCAAATGTTTTTATTTTATCAATATTATAATCATCAAATTTAGGTCAATATCCAAAATCTCCTGTTATAATAATATCAATGTTATCATCTTTATTTTGTACTAATTTATTAACAGTAGAGTTAAGACAAGATCAATCACCATGTGTATCACCAATGATATATAACATATATAATCCTTTTTTTTGATTTGAATTTTATATTAGATATATTATTTTGTTAACTGAATTTTGAGAATAGAAAATCCTTCTATTAAATTAGAAGGATTTTCATATTTTTAGATTAATTCTAATGAGATATATGATGAAGCATCTATGGAAAGAGAGCTTGTGTTATCATGATAAACTGTTAATGTGAAAACATCACCATATGTTGTTGATATAGGACCAGTAATACCTCAGCAATTCGTTTCTGTATCACTTTCTTTATCTTTTTTAACATAAGGTAGTTCAGCTATTGCTGTATCATTCTTTTTAACTATAACTCTTCTCATACCAGTTGATGTTTCTGACTCTAAGAATTTGATATTGAAGCATATTCTGCATCATTCCATTGGAGCTCTTTTTTGATTTGGAGTTATATCATCTGGATTAGTTTCTTCATCTACTATATTAGAAACTGATTCTTCTTCAGGGAAGATTAATTTAGATGGATTTGATGAATTTCATAAATCTTCTGAATTATGGAGAGCTTTCGTTCAGTTTATTGTTGTTTCAGTAGATTGTGGAATTGATATATTACTTGCTAATGTTAGTTTAGCTCCATGTAATCCATTTCATCCAGCCCAATAATATGTTGCAAATTCAAAATCTTTAGCAGTTTCATACATTCCACCACTTATTGTTGGACTTGATGTATCTCCGCCTTGTTGTGTTGTTATATTAAATTTTTGACCTGTTAATACATATGAATAACCTTTTTTAGGTGGATTCATTAAATCAGTTCTAATATATGCTGCTTGTACTGCAGTATCTGTTGCATAAAATGTACCTGAATTTATATAATTTTCAAAGAAATTTTCAGGCGCATTTTCATCTATTACTACATCAGATGTTCCACCATATGTCAAATATAATGTGGAATATTTATTTTCTAATATTAATCCTGGTTCAATATCAGTTAATTTATAAAAACCTGGCATATATGATGCGTAATCAACACCATATACATAACCTGTGTTTCCATCTTGTGTTATATTATCAATACCATCGATAGATTTTGCTTTTAATGCGTAATCAACATAGCCATCATTATCTTTATCATATATTGTTTTTAACATTAAATGTGGCTCAATTGCTGATAAACTTACAAACTTAGCATCACCTGTATCTATTTTAGCATATATTGTTGGATATGCTGCTCCTGTTGCTGATGATATTTTATCTGCATATTCAGCTGATGTTACTTTACCATCTTTATCTGGGTCATATGTATAAACACTCATGGCATTTGATGAAATGACATCTAAAGATTCCCATGTTACTTGACCATTATCATTCTTAAAATATACCGTTCCAGGTTGAGCTGATGTTTCTGATGCTAATTTTTCTGCTGTAACTGCTCTTGATACTTTATTTCCAGTCCCAGACGTATCATAATCAGTTTTAAGCATTATATCAGATATTTTAAGATCTAATCAAGTTTGTAAACCATCTTGATCCGTTCCTCAAACCTGATTTGCTATTGTATTTCCCTTTATTTTAGCTGCTACATCTGCTGCATTTACAGTTCCATCAGCATTTGTATCATATATAACACGGGACATATCACCATTTGCCATTGCCATTCATATCTGTTTTCCTAAATCATTAGTTCCCCATAATTTATTAGGACCAGGTTCACCACTTATTTTATCAGCAGTTTCAGATGCAACTACTTTTCCATCTTTATTCGGATCATATGTTGTATAATCCAAAAATATTTTATCTAATGTTATTCAATCTTGAACCCCATTTGTTTCACATCCTCAAACTTGTCCTGCTCTAGGATCAGTATATAACTTAACAGCTTTATCAGCCATGTTTACGATACCATCTTTATTCGTATCATACGTTGCCTGATACATGTCCCCGCCACCACCAGAACCGCCAGTGCCACCACCACCGGTTCCTCATGATGGATCTAATTGACCGGAATCATTTGTTCTTGGTATCGCATTTGGCTTAGCAAATATCGATATTTCACATCCATTAATTTTACTTACATTTATATCATCATCCAATACAGGACTTGTCACTTTTGTTAATGGCATATTATATTTTCCTATTTTTTATTTTTATTTATCATCAATCTTTAGTACTTCACAAGCTCAATATATCTATCATTTATTTTCGAAATTAATTCATCTAAACTATTACCAGTATTACTAAATTCAATATTATTATACCCGTATATATTCATCAAAATTTCCAGAATCAACACAAAAAACATATGATTTATAATGCTTATATGACATATCATTTAACATATCAACTGTTATATCTTTATGTTTTCCGTAATATATTCCTATCGTATTATGATAATATTCATCAATGAAACTAGCTATTCTCTGAATCTTTCTCATTACTTCATACCTATTATTTCTTTCGACTTCTTTTTGTCTATAAACTTAACATAATTCTTTATTGAAAATTTATCATTAATATATACCTTTAATTTAATCAATGCATCTAAAACATTATCCCACCAATAATCATCACTAACACACTCTAACTGAATAATAGTCTTATAACATAAACTATTAAGGATATAATCAAAACTATATCGCTTTAATATATTCTGATTATATCCTGTATTTGAATCATATAAAAATTCTGTGGGATTAAGTCAACATATTCATTTTATCTTTGTGTTATTCAAGTTTTCTTTTAAGTTATCTAGAATGTCATTGTATATTTCTTTTAATTCCTTAAATGTTTTATATTCAACATCCTTTTTATTTAGTTGAAAATATAAACTGGGTCCCTTTTTAGAATGTCCATTACACGTCGAAACTACATTTATACATTGTATATCATTAATATCTTTTAATACATCAACAGGTATGTTTTTATCTAAATTATTTTTTCAGGATATAGAGTTTATATATTTCAGAAATTTCATACTAGATAACTCTCGTTTTTATTTTATTTATCTAAAAACGAGAGTTATCTTATCTAGAAATTAAAATTTAAGTGTATATGACAATGAACCTCCATTTATATGACACAACTTTATATCATACACTTCATCATCATTATTTTTATTAATCTCATAACATTTTATATGTTTATCTCTTTTAAAAACATCCAATAATCTGTATATATCACAATGTTGGTTTTCATATTGGAATTTTAATAAACTGAATATGAAATTCAAATCTTCAATTGTATTTTTTATTTTTAACATATTAAATTCCTTTCAATAAACGATTTGATTGTTTCTTTATATGGATCATATTCAATATATTTTATATTATTAGTATCTAATAATTCTTTTATAGCTATATCTATTTGTTTTGCTTCATCTAATGATTGATATCGTCCTAATGTGTCATATTTGAATTGTCTTTCTAGTAATATATTAAAGTTATTATATTTGTTAAAAGAATTTAGAACAAATGTGTTGAAGCTATCATCTTCAGGGTCATCTGATCATTTATTGTAGATTATTGATAGAATTGTTGGACTGTCTGAAACGATAATATCGAGTTGTCTTTGAGTAATTAATCTTTTGATTTTTCTGTTTTGCTTAGCAAAGATATATAGTTGATCCTGTTTAAGGATATTTTTTCTATCTTCGTATACGAGTGTTTTTGCATATTCAGTTACAAGTTCAACATTTTTCTTTAAGCATTTAAGTTCATAGAAAATACCTGCAGCAACAGTTGATTTACCAGTTCCTGGACCACCGAAACAAATTTATAATTAAACTCATATATTTTCTCCTTTATATATGAGTTTAATTATAACATATTATATTTTAATTAGTTAAATGTTTTTGTCATTAAAGAAAATTTCCGGATTGACTACATAATATGATTTACATTCAAATCATAATTCTCATTTATTCTTAATAGCAACATCAAGATTTTTATTTGAAACAAAGAAATCATCTATTATTTGTTCTGATTTAACATATTGTTCACCTGTAAAAGGTTTTAATAATCTACTAAAACCTCCAAAACAAGGAACATCAATCTTCATTGACTTGTTTTTTCCTAATCTTTCCAATGGAATTATTTCTGTACCATTTTTTCCTTTTTTGAATTTCAAACTGTCATCATCTAATGAATATATTTTATCTTTTATAGCTCACATTAAATATTCAGGATTTCAGTCTGTATTTTTATCCGGATTATTAAAATCTTGAGCTTTTATATATGTAAATTTGAAATCACCAATTGGAAAAACAGTCATTACACTTCCAAATGCTCATGCTCAATTACGATTTGACGTACAAAACATCGATTCACTTCTGTCGCAATGACCTCTTTTAATCAATCATTCATTAATAAAATTAAATAATCGTGCTGAAGTTCCTTTAGGAGATCTTTTTCTAACATCAAATTTTCCTATTGGAACCATTTTAAATTTTTCTAATCCGTCTATATAAAAACTGTCCTTTAGGTAATATATTTAGAAATTTCTGACAATCTCGTCTAAGAATATTTTTAACTTCATCTTCAGCCATTTCATTTAAAAATTTATAAAATCTCATTTTTTATCCTTTTTAATTATATATAAAAGAAGGTTAGATTACATAAATAATCTAACCTTTCATATAAATTTGGTGGACTCGGAGGGAATCGAACCCTCGTCTTAAATCACATTAAGCTAATCGTCTACAAGTTTAGTTATTCTTTTACCCGAATAACAGAGCTTCGCTATAATTTTTACAGCTTTAGTAGCAATTATTGCTGCTAATCATTTTCTGAATTTCAATTCCATATTTTATAAATGATTAAAACGTTTATGGAATCTATTCTGGAAAAATCGTATGCTTTTAGGGTTCCAGAAAACTTTTCTAAAAGCATCCAGGACTAAGCAGCCTGGGCGTAAGAATAATGCTTGCCGTTTATAGCAATATGGATGTTTAACGAGGCCAACCATAATCCTCGACTTGCAAATTACCTCTCAGTGTCTAATCAAAACCAGTCGAGCCCATATTTGTTTTTATTTATAAATCTATTTTACCTAGATGTCTTACTTTTGTTAACTCTTTTTGCAAATTTTATTGATAAAATTCCCATGTCCAATGAATAATTAATACATTTATCTAAATCACACATATTACCAATATCTAAAACATATGACTCACTAAACTTACCAAAAAATGGATCATCTCTGTCAGCTGAAATTTTCAATTCCCTATTTTCTTTATCTAAAATAATATCAATATCGTCTTTATAATATCCAGGAAGCTCTAACTGACACAATACAGAATTTGAACCAACTTTAGTTATATAATTTCTATTCACTCTATCAGTACTTTTTTTATAATACCAATACATATTTGCCTCCTATAATGTTTGGAGGGATATATTAAAAATTATATCCCTCCATTATTGAAATGTTAACCACCTAAACGCTTTAATTCTTCTAAAAGTTCGTCATCTTCATCTAATCCAATTTCAGGTACCTTAGATACAACATGCTTTGGTTTTTCTTCAGGTTCCTCAAAATCATCAGATTCAGGTTCAGTCTCAACTACTGGCTTCGAAACTTTAGTTTTAATATTACGCTTCTTGTTATAATCATCTTCAATAAGTGAAAAGACATTTTCAGTTTTTAAATCCTCAATGATCTTTTCCTCATTTGGAAGCTTCTTCTGTAAATATTCAACAATATCAACAGTTTTATCAATGATTTCATTAATCTCATCTTCAGTATCAGCAATAGCAGACTTCTGACGAGCAAATGTTGATGTTTCATAGTTAGGCCATGACTTACCACTCTGATCAGGTTTAGTTAATCCAACTTTAAGAATGAAATTATAACCCTCTTCTGGATCATATGCTCCCATTCCAACACCATTTTCACTATCATTAATTGAACTCCTAATAAGCTGTTCAACCTTTGAAGGAAACTCATAAAGCATAACCTTACCAGAAACTTTAAGATCATCATCCTTATCAGCATCTCGAGGATCATTTACAATCAAAATATTTGAAATAAACTTCTCCTTTCGCTTAAACCTCTGTGCTTCCTTCTTATCATCATCTGAACCCTTATATAACTTAGCAGTTACAGCACAAATAGGACAATAATCTTCCTGGTCAAATGTCTTTGGACAAATTGAAAACTTCCAGGACTCACCATTCACCTGAAACATATGATAAAACATCTTCTTATAAAAATGCCCTTCCTTATCCGGGAGCAACCTAATCTTATATTCCTTTGGATTAGATGTTGTACCAGGCTCAGGATTCTTCCATGTATAGGAATCATTTGTTTGTGTTTTACGATCTGCATCTTCTTGAACTTCTGACTTGAACTTCTGAAATAAATCCTTATTAATCCACTTCTTACCCATAATCTTTTTCTCCTTTTTACTGTTTTTACTGATATTAACTGAAAACTAAACTGAACTACTCAATTAACTTTGACTCTTTATATTTATTCTCACTCTCCTCTTTTTCTTCTATCATTTCAGTACCCAAAAGTAAATTCTTCTTTTCTTCCTCTACATTCTTCAAAATAGGCTTTTCCTTACTATTCTCTATCACACATTCACCTCCGACATTTTCTAATTCACATATAACCCTATCAAAAAACTCTATATTATCAATAACTTCATTTCTCATCAAATGCCACTTTTGAACTATCTCCTGAATCTGACAATCAGAAAAACAATAATCCCTACTTATCAATCCCTTATATATCAAATATGACAAAAAATGAGAACTTACATTATTCTTTATATAATCAGAAACAACAACATACTTAAACCCATTTCTCTGACTATAATATTGCTTAAAACTACATATATTTTCCTTTAACATCATCATCTTAACATACTTTGCTGACTTGATAAACTCAGCTTTAATATTTGTCGTCTTCCTCTTAACATTCTTCTCTTTCTGAATATACAAATTCAAAACCTGAGGATAAAAAAACTGATGATACGAAAACGTCTTATATAACTCAAACCCACAAGCAAAATATTTCTCCAAATCTATATTAGACCATGTAGTAGCCAAATACCTCTTCATCTTCCTCAAAGCTTCTCTCTGCTCTGGCTTAAACTTTGTTTCAAAATGCTTATTCCAATCCTTAGGAATCCTACACGGCCTATTCAATTTAGAACTTTGAACAGTTCTAAAACATATATAAATATCTTGCTCGTCCAACATCTACTCATCCCTAAATAAATATTTCATCAACCTTGTATATGCTACAAATATAAACGGATCCTTAAGATTTGTTAACTCATCTTCAGATACCCACTCACATCCAGAAAGTTCATCAAGCTCACTCTCAATACATAATGGTGATGTCTGTTCATACCCAGTTAAATCAACTGAATATATATAATATTCAGTACTAACACTCTTAGTTCCATAACACTCACCTAAATAAATCAACTTATCTGGATAAACTTTATAACCTGTTTCTTCTTCCAATTCTTTAATAACAGTCATCTCAACTGTATCATTAGCTTCAACCCCACCTGTTATAGATGATAACACAGGCTTCTCTATCTCCCAACAAGGCGTAGCTTCACTTCTCACCAAAAACTCAAACTCACCACTATCTTCATCAATCCTATATGGTAAAATTGATATAATCTCCCCATCACACCTTATCTCATGCAAAAATGTATACCCATTTATCTTATCACTAATAACACGCCTAAACTGGGTAAACTTATTATCATACAACAACTGAGAACTCTTCATTACATTCTCTAATCTTTCATTCATAACATTTTCTCCTAACCCAAACACTTATTATAAAATCTAAGATGCTTGTTTATATAATCAAGCAATGACTCATCATCCCAATATAACTCATCTTTTAATGTGGAATAATCCTTTTCCCATATATGTTTTCTTAATTCTACATCTTTAATCAAACTCTGTAAATTATCTATAAATTTATCATCAGATGACATTGTCATATTCTTATATGGATTAGCTCCACTATATACACCTGGAATACCCAAAGAACAAAATTCAAGAGATTTTATATTAGACTTACAATCATTAAATATACACTTTTCTAAAGGAGCAATACCTATATCAACATTCAATGAACCTAAAAAATGCCCAAAACTTAATATCTTTTGTCATGGATATATTGTCACATTATTACCTTTCAACTCATTAGGACATGCACCAACAAATATCCATTCAATCTCATTTTCAGTTTTCTTAATAAAATCAATCAATTCCGAATTAAAATCTCCACCTGTTCCATTTACAGAAAAATGATTCTGAGAACCAGCTCATAAAATCTTAATCTTATCATTTTTATTATAACTAAACTGCTTCTGAGGTCACATTCATGAACATAACCTATTCTTAATAACATTTATCTTCTTAACTGTATATTTAGATAATTCATTTCTCAATGTTTCAGTCGATACAATAATACCATCAACAGTGTTTAATATCTGCTTTATTACTTCTCATGCTTCTTTATAATATTTAGCTGAAAAATTAGTATCAGGAATATCAGGAGATAATAAATCATCAACCTCATATAAAACTCCAAATGATCCCATAGACCTAGCAATCTGCAAACACATGTTTATACAAGTCAACTGTCCACTAGTCATAGATCTTTGAAATTTAACAAATGATAACTGCTTATAATAATCAATATCATTTATAAAATATGAATTAAATGTTGAATTGAAAACCATATTTTTATATTTAAACTGATTCAACATTAATGATGGAAAAATAACTCGAATATGTCCACATCCAGCATTATCAGCTAAATATGTATGTAAATTCATTTTGCCTTTAGGCTGAATCTTATTAAGCTTGTTCTTCATATATTTCATTCCTTAACATATCAGCTAACATTGATTTAATCAAAAAAACTGCTTTCTTTTGCTTAAATGGTATAATATCATACACCTCATGATAATCTTTAAGAAAATCCTTCTTTGCATCATCCATCACAATCTTATGATATTTTCCTATCTCTCTAACATTTCGTATAGGTCCCTCTTTAGAAATAGCACTCAAAATCCTATTTCTATTAATATATCCCTTAAATACCTCATTCAACTCAGATACTCTGGGATCAAAATCTTCATCATTCTTTATCTTCAATATCTTCTTTTTACAAACTTCTTGATATCCTTCTGATTTTTTCTTAAATATAAATAAAGAATTAACTTTTGATCTATATATCTTATCATAAGGTAAAAATACAATTCCCTCCATTATATTTTTACCCTCAACACTATTCAAAACAGTATTCCTCTCTATATCATATGATATAACAGAAGAAAAGCCATCAACCAATTCATATGGACATATGTATCTACCATATCCCATATCTAACATGATAGATATAAAATCCTTAGGAGGTATAATATGTCCATCTAATCTAAGCATATAAAACAATAAATATTGCTCATCACCATAATTAATTCTTTTTTGAATATCTTTTCCGAATATCTCACCATATAAATTAAAATCAATAAACCTATTTCTAAAATCACTAATAAATTGCTTATATTCCTGATTGGCTAAAATGTTCCATATACCAAAAAATGCTTCATCTCTATTAAGCACACGCTTCCTTGAACATATCTGAATATCACAATCTTTAGATAATGTTATTTGAATATTAGCACCATCTAACTTCTCTCATACAATATATTTCTCATCTTTCAATTCAGGATATAACTCAATAAAACGTTCAATTTCTTTTATATTATATGAATTTTCTATTTCAGGAAATTTTATAAACATAAAAACCTCTTTATGTCTTTATATTAGAAACAGCTTTATCTACAGCAGCCTGTGATATCTTCTTTCTTAACTCCTTACTATCAGCAAGACGTTTAATTAAAACAGAATAATCATAAACAACTTCATCCTTTCTATAAACAGTATTATTAGTTCCAACTAATACATCAGTTCCTTTCTGACAAAAATGACATATCTTCTTACCTGCCATATTTGGATTCTCAGGTTGCTTAACTTCATCAACAAAATCTGGAGGTAAAAACATATTACACTGTTCACACTTAGGCATATCTATTCTCCTATAAATTAAATCCATCAATAATTGACTTATCAATTGTCTTCTTATTAATATATTTCATAACAACACCAGCCTCAATCAAAAACTTTATTCCAGAAACATCCCTATATATTGATGAAAACACTAATTTTTTTATTCCTGATTGATATATCAACCTGGCACAATTCATACATGGACTCAATGTACAATACATAACAGCTTTATTAGAACTATTCGTTGACTTCGCTATCTTAGCTAATGCATTAACCTCAGCATGCAAAACATTCTCTTTAGTAACCCCATTCTCCTCACATACATTATCAAATCCATATGGTGTTCCATTATATCCATCTGATATAATCATATTATCCTTAACAATCAATGAACCTATCTTCTTTCGTATACAATGAGAATTCAAAGACCATATATACGCCATACCTAAATATGATATATCTTTCTTCAATATTTTAGGATTCTCATCATTTCTATCAACAATTCCTTCACGAATATAATCATCTTCAGATGATATAACATACCCATCTCTAGATATAATAAAATAATCAGACTCTTCAAGATATTTTACATTATCAAACAATTTTAATGAATCATCAACACGAATCCTTTCAACAGATATAGGTTTTGAATAAATAGAATCTAAAATATTAGATCTATTAAATAAATAATCTAAAATCTTCATTATTTACTCCTATTCTCTTCTAACCACTTGAAAAATAAATTATCCCCACTATACGATTTATTATCATTCATCAATATAATATCATCATGTAATATCGGGTTTTCTTTTATCTCAGGCAATGAAGATGACTCAATAGGATATTTCAAAAACTCCTTATATAAATCAACATTCCTCTCATACATATGTAAACTACCAACATTATGAATATAATGCCCTAATTCCAAATACGGATATATATCTAATAACTCCAACCTCATACATTGCATCAATAATGTAAAAAACACAACATCAAATGAATACCCAAAATGAATATCTTGACTTCTCATATTAGTAATCATTATTAATTTATTATGTCTAATAAAAAATTGAGATGTTAGTGTACAAACAAAATCCCCGTTTGGTTCATATTGATGATCAGGTCTATTGAAATGAATAATAGCTTGTCTGGTATCTTTATCTTTTATTAATGAATTTATAGCTCAAATTCATTGTGATTCAATACCAGAACTACAAGAATAAACTTCATTATGTTTGACAGCTATTGGATTATTAAATATAAGATTTCCATAAGCACTATTAACAGCACCATTATATGATTCAGGATATAATTTGTTCCAAAATGAACTTGCTTTACTATATTTTTTTAATGAAGATTCACCAGAAAAATACAATATTAACTCATCAGCTAAATATCTTAATGGAGTACTTCTTACTTCATTAATAAATAAATTACTTCTAACATCTTCTATCTCAATTGAACATCCAATATTTTCATATATTTTTTGATTTCTAGGAGATGTAATACACTCAGGATAATTAATTAAATCATATGTTAACTGATGCATTGAATCTGCAACATCTTTACATAAAAAATAATCCATCACTATTCTCCTTAACAAATTTAATTATCTCTTCATGTATATCATTAATATTTCTATCGTTTAATTCAATTAAAATTTTATTTTTAATTGATGTTTTATTAAATATTTCTTTGAATAAATCTATTTCATTTTGTTTCTTATCCCTGTCACATGTAAATGAATCATTATCTTCTCTTTTCAAAACGTTATCAACAGAATCTAATAATAATATCAAATAACAATCTTTTGGTAACTTCTTTTCTAATTCTAAAACATATGACCCATCATATTCTCTATACATAGGACCATATACATACTCTCCCAAATGCGATCTATTCAAAATAAAATTATATGGATTACATAATAATTGAAACATTTCATTATAATATTCTAAATTGATTTGCTTTAACACTGCTTTCGATAATGTGTTATTTGCAAAACCGGAACAATGCAATTGATGAAAAAGCTTATTGTAATTATTAAACATATATTTTTGAAATAGTTTTATTTGAGTATCTTTTCCAACTCTATCAATTCCTTCAAATATAACTAACATGACTTATCCCTCAATAAGCTTATTATATTCTTCAACTGTATTAAATGACCTATCTTCAATATCCTTAAACTTTAATATCTTACCAAATCGCTTATTCTCATTAAATAAATCTAAAAATACTAATTCCTTCGAACGAGTATTATATTCTTCATCCTTCCAATATTTTTTATGCATTTCCTTTAACTTTTTCAAAACTAATTCTTTATCAAATGCAAATATAGATAAATCATGATATCCAATATCATCTATTTTATCATTAAATTTAGAAAAACTAACTTTAGTTATAAATTTATTACTTTCTTTGAATTGAACATATGGCTTATTTTCTTCAACTACAGGAACAAGAAAATAACCCCTATATACATTAACTAATTTAGAAACAACCTGCTCATTCTGTATAGAATCACCCCATATAAGAACAATATCAGCATATCCCTTTATAAGTTCCAATGCTTTCATAACACCATGACCACAACCTAATCCGCCATCTATTGATTTAACAATAATATTATCTGACCCGTATTGCTTAAATAAATCATAATTATATGTTGAACAAACAACATAAATTTCATCTACATTAGGCTTTAGAACACCTATATTGTGTTCTAAAGCTGTAGACTCCCCATATTTAACCAATGCTTTAGGTGTCTCAGAATTAAACCTTGTTTGTCTACCCGCAGCCAATATTAAACCAATTTTCTTTTTAATCATGATAAATTTCCTTATCTGAATTCCTTAACATACAATATAATATGATATATGTATCTTCTGGACTCTTAACTTTAATAGAATTAGGAATTGTTTCAAACAAACACTTATCATTTCCATCTTTTTCATCACCAATAAATAATATATCATCTATTGATAATGACGAATCATTATCTAATTCCCAATTTAATGCATCTAATTTACTATTCGATTTAATTACAAATTCAAGAGATGTTGTACCTACTACTCGAGCAATTGGATCATCATATTCTCTAATTTGATTCCAATAATCACATAATAAATTTCTCTCAGAATTTGTTAATGGTTTAACATTAATACATGTTATATTAAATCTATCATCACGTAAATCAATATTTTTATCTTCTGTATATTTGTTTAAGAATTTAACAATTTTAAGTTCATGTTCCTTAGCTATTACATTCTTCTTAATTGTTTCAAAACTATCATTATAATACCTATTTGAACATGAATCTGCCCATACTACAAGCTTATCTGTTAAAATCCACTTTTCAATATCAGCATATGAATTTCCTGATAATATTCTTACATTTTTTCCCTTATTTTTAAATGTTTTAAGAAACTCTATATTATGATAATCATAATCTGAACATTTACGAGCAATAATAGTATCATCAAAATCTACATATATATTATTATAATCACGAGTAAAATCAACACCATAATATATTGAATATATTGCAGATGCTAATTTAAATGAATCATGCTTTCCCCTATCATCATATCCCATAGAATATTCTACATGACGACAATTAAACTCATCAATAATAGAATCTTTCAATTTCATTAAATCATCAGCATCCGAATTATATAAAACAGTCATATTATCAGCTAAAATATTCTTAGGATATTGTTTTAAAATATACAATGCATCACATCCTCGCATATCCTTATCATCATAATTATTCATTACAAGAATGCATTTATTCCTATTCTTATATAATGCTTCTTTAATTTCTTCATTCTTTAATGTAGGCAATAAAGAACTCCACTGCGTACCTGAACTAAAAATTATTAAATCAGTATTATTTAGTTCATCAATAATCTTCCTATTTAATTTCTTATAATTTCCATTATCGGTTAAAGCATGACGATTATAGTTATAATTCAAAAATTCAACATCTGTTATTAATTCATCAGTACTATCTAATGAAACAATGGATTCTTCATCAAATAACATATATTCTTCATTAAATGAATCGAGAATATTTGCGCCTAATACATAATTAATATCTGAATTAACTAAAATATCTACAGTTGTAAGCTCTAAAAAGTCAAGCATAAATTTATTTGTCTTTTCAATACCAATTGTCCTAAATAAAACAGAATAGATAATATTAGCAATTGAAAAATCATTAAAATTATAAATTTCTTTGTCAGCAGCTAAACTGAAAAACTTCTCAACACAATTAATAAATGATTTCTTATATTTTTCATCAAAAATATTTTTAGTTTCAAATGAATTAATTATTGACATTACTTTGTCATATGCTTTAGAAAAATCTTCCTTTGTTGCCCCGAAATCATATCTTTCTTTGTAAAGCTTTTCAATGAATGAATTCCTGGCATCTGCATACTGTTTACAAGTATAATGTAAATAATGAACTTTACGCATATCTGATGGACCCAGTGTGTCACATACATTTCTACAAACACCTGTAGATTTACCATCATCATACAAGTTAATGATATGAGTTATTTTATTTGTTTGACATATTTCACGTAAACCTCTAACTAATTGAGAAGAGCCCGTACCACCACTAAAAATTGTCATATTCATACTATAATCTCCTTGATATGATACTACTCGAAAAACAAACTAAAGTAAACATTCTTTTATTTTATTAACTCATACATCAAAATTCGTACATCCAAGTCTTAAAATATATGATGGGCGTCATATTTTATATTCATCAAAATCATATTCTTCTCGTCTTAGTATTTGAGATATTTTAACAAACTCTTGATAATTTCCCATGAAAAATATTTTTAATTTTTTATGAATTGAAAATAAAACTTTAAGCTCTTTAATACATAAAGATACCGAACAATCTAATTCATGTTCATGAAAATGATATGCATTTGTAAAATATGGATATATCGAACATTTATATAAAGCTCGATTCAAAACTTGTGAACTGGGACCTAATAACCATGAACATTCACTTACAATATTTTCATTTGATAATTTCTTTAACTGATAAGAACCAGGCTTAATACCCATAAAAACGATATTAGAAGATAAATTACCTCTAGGAGGTGTAAATACATTTGATAAATTATTAACATAAAATTCTTCATATGTTTTCTTATCTTCTAAATTTTTAAATACAAATCCAGGATATCTTATCCACACTCTTTCTGGATTCATATTCAAAATATATGTTTTCTTATATCTGTCTATTTCATCTCAACAATCTATTTCACTTAAATTAAACTTCTTAACAAGAAATGGTTCATTTACTTCTGTAAACATGATTCTATAATTGACTTAAGTCCATTTACATATTCATTTTTATTAAACTTAACACTATCTTTCTGTAACTTTACAACTTTTTCAATTAACTTTTCTCTATTAGAACTATCTTTAATCTTTCTAAGTCTATCAATAACATCCTTTCTACTGGAAACATATGAAAAATCATGTAAAAATTCATTATCAAATACAATTTTCTTTTTATCATATGTTTTATCAATAAATACAATATTTCCCGCTAATACACTCTCATACGTTCTTTGAGCTATATCATCCAATTCCTTATATAAGGGATCCCCAATAATTACAGTTGATAATCCGGTTCTCATTTTTTTATTAAACTCATTATATGGAACTGCTTTATCAAAATTAGGCAATGATAAATTAGACTTGTTTTTCTTAAAATCAGATTCTTTTATCTTTCCGAACATTTGAACTTTAATATCATCGGGATATCCAAAATAAAACTTAATCATATCCTCTTCACGTTTTCCAGTTCTAAATGTTCCACCATATATCAAATCATAATCATAATTCAAAACAGGACTTTCATCCTTCATTGTCAAATATACAAACTTCTCAAATGGAAAATGAATTACATCAGCAATATCAATTTTTGTCTTTTTAATAATATGTGATTTCAATAATTTAACATTTCTTGGTTGTGAAATATAGATAATATCATTTCTAGTAATTCGTATATCCTTCTCATTATAATTTCCACACCATTCCTTCTTACATATGGAATCTCATGGATCTTTTAATAAAATATTGGGGTCACATAAAACATAAAAAACTTTTCCACTAAAATTATTAATTACATGATAACATAATGTGTCCGAAGGTGAATCCTGACCTCCGAAAAAATTAATATTACCATTTACACATATCAATGCATCATAATTTCTATTGTTTATCTGATTATATTGTGTTAATATATCATATGTTATAAATTCAGTTGATACAGGGTCATTTTTCAAAACCTTAGTATAAACATCAACATCAATTCCAGCTTCAGTCAATATCTTAATAATAGATAATGCTTCACCTGTACCACCAGATGTACTCTTACTATCTAATGAAATTCTAGCACCAATTTTTATAACACAAACTTTCATACATCACCCTCTAATTATTTTTATTCATTGTATCAAAAACAATAAACCAGGTAAATCATTTTTTATTCACTTTTCTCAGAACTTTTTATATATCTAACTTAAAGGAGAAAACAAATGAACATCATATTCCTAGATATCGATGGTCCACTATGCAACCATTTAACAGGATTCAATGAAAATAAAATGAATCCAATCAATATATATTCTATAAATCTTCTAAATGAACTATGCACTGAATGTAATGCACAAATAGTAATAAGCTCGTCATGAAGAAAATTATTCTCAAAAAATGAAATATTAAATCATCTAAGAAATAATAATTTTAATGGACATTTTCATACTGATTGAATGACACCAATTCTAAATAAACAAAGAGGATACGAAGTAGATAAATGAATTACAAATAACAAATTTACAAACAAATATATATGCATTGATGATGACTCGGATTATCTTCCTCATCAACCACTCTGCTTAGTAGATTCATACGATGGATTTGGATTCAAAGACTTCCTATTATGCAAATCAATATTACAAAACTCAAAAAATAAACTTATATCAAAATTATACAAAAATCATATAAACAAAATAAACAAAAATCTATCATCTATACTTTAAATTACCACAATCCCATATTCGTGTATATCCATTCATAACCATATTCTCATATTCAGATAAATTTTCATCATATTTATCTAATAATCTAAATAACTTATGTTTCTGATATTTTATTCGAGACTCTAAAATATAATTGCTTGATATATATCAATAATTGGGATTAGTTTTTTCTATTAAAGTTCAATTTTTATACCCATGTCCATCAAAATACCTTCTATCTACATAACTAATCAAATTCTCAGGTTTATGTTCAGATACAAAGTATTTAATCAATCTATCAAATCCGCCGATGATTTGAGTATTAAGTAATGAACATGATCTTATTAATTCAATCTCACCCTTCTTAAATCTGTTCTGACCAAAGCTACATATCTGGACTAATTCATCATTATAATATAATCCATATCTATATTTAGCTGGTGTATACCCCTGAATATGATTTAAGTCAACAAATTGCTCATATTCATCATTTGATATTTCTTTAATTTTACATTGTCTGGCATATATTTTTCTATCATATCTTCCTAATTTAGATAATAAGATTGATTTAATGATTTCAGACTTATTATCTCATTCATTTTCAAATACATGGATTAATTTAATATCTTTTTCTAAGCACAATTCAGTTTTATTTAAATGATAATCTTTATTTATAAACAAATCAGAATGTCAGTATAATCCATTGAATTCAATACCTAATTTATAATCTGGAAGATATAAATCAATCTCTAATGGATATATTTGTGTTCTATCTGATTGAATTACATTTATATTTAGAGATTTAAGTCAGGTGTATATTTCATATTCTTTATGTGATTTTGATTTTTGGCAGGAGCATGTTATGTTTTGAATATTGGTTCCAGATGATTCAAATGTTGTTCCGACATATTAAGCATTTGAATGACGAAATATCAGATGATATATAATGTTCTTTAGATGATAGAAGTGTTATATGTTTTCTATTTAGTTGTTCTTTGAGAATATTATATCGTTTAGTTTTTCTGTACTTGGATATGTTATTTTTTCATATTTCAGAATTAAAGAAAATTTCGTTATTGTATTTTTCTTTGCATGTTTTTCTTATTTTATCTATGACATTTTTGTTTTGTATAGCTCATTCAGTTCCGATATTTTTCTTTGAAGGTATTTTTTACTTTATTTTTTATTGATTCATTCATCATATGATGTTTAACACCATATTTTGATATATTATTTTGTTTCTTTTTTTCTTGTATTGATTTTATTTTGCTCGCATTATCTTCACCATATTTTTCTAATAGTGTGTTTTTAGCTTTTTCTTTGAAAGTTTTACTTTGAGTGACTCATTCAGTTCCGATACTTTTTTATATTTGTTTGTTTTCTTTTTATATTTCCTAATTTTCTAGAGCATTCTGTCGAGCAACATTGAATATATCCGAAGTTAAAATCAACAAATTTGCATGGATTATTACATATAATGCATTTAGGAGGTTCAATTTTATTTAATATACAATATAACTTTTCAATTATAGTGTTTCCGAGGGTATTCATTTATTTTAGTAAGAATATCCTCGGAAAGTGTTTTAATTTTATTATGATTTAGTGTTCCGACGAGATGTTAATAAATTACTTCTTATATATTCTTCCATTTATATGAAAAACTCACTTATAATCTTTGAATTTTCTGTTAATAATTCTAATTTGTCCATTTTTTCTAAAAACATTTCTATTTTTTTAATGAATATTTTATCTATCATTTTATCATAGTCTATTTCTATGCCAGCGTTATCAAAATCCGGAAGTCATTTAATAAATGTTAATGTTTCAGCATTTCATCTATTAGGTTTGATATAGACAACTTTTGCTTTATCACCTTCATTTATATTTTCAATTTTATCCATTATATTTAATGACTTTGCTATTTCATTTAATGCAGCAACACCTTTAATATGTCTGGGAGTTCCTTTACCATATGAATTGTTTTCACCTAAGTACTCATTCATATTATGAATACCAATATTCTGAGCTATATCTTCTGGAGATACACTTCTAAGCTCTTCTTTATATTTAGCAATCTTCTCCCTCAACTCCTCATCAGACAAATTCAACAATATGTCCATCATTATATTCTTCAAATATGGCTTAACACATATAGGTGTGTCAGACCTAACAGTTTCCAATCCCGTAACAGATAACGGCTCCTTAGGCCTAACACCCTCCTCATCTATTATATAAAGGAAATACTTCTTTTTGCTTACCCAAAACCCAGCCTTGAACACGTTTTCGCTTTTGAAGCTTATTTTGAATTCGTGTTCGTTTGAGTTTAGTTGTTTGAGTTGTGTTATTGAGTATGATTTATTATTTACGAAGTTTTCTATAGCTGAAGCTATTTTTTTTACTCAGAGTATTTTTTGTTCTTCGTTTAGTGAGTTGAACTTGTTTTCTAGACCTTGGTCGTTTATGAATTTATTTATGTCGATGAATGCTGAGTCGGTATCTCCGTATATTGTATAATCAATCATTAGAAGTCCTTTTTTAGTTTGAAGTTGCCGCAATCCCAGATTCTGATGAATCCGTTATCGTACATGTTTTCAACTTCAGTTTTCTTTATATCAAAGTGTTCAAGAAGTTCCGGAAGTTTATGTTTTTGGTATTTGATTCTTGATTCTACACCCATGTGTTTTTGATCCCAGTACCAGTAGTTTGGATTGCAAACATCTATGATTTCCCAATCTATATATCCATGGGCATCAAAATATCGTAGATCTGCAAAGCTAACTATTGTTCTAATATTATATTCTTTTACGAAATAGTTAATTAATCTACTAAATCCTCCAACAACTTGGCAATATTTTCTTGAGCATGATCGGATTAATTCAACTTCATTTTTCTTAAATCTGGATTTTCCAAATGAGCATATTTGAATTAATTCACCATTATAAAATAGTCCTAGTTTTATTTTACCTGCAACATAACCTTGAACATGATTTTCAAGAACAAAATTTTTATAATCCTCTTGGGATATTTCCATTAAATCACATTGTCTAGCGTAAACTCTTAGTTTGAACTTCTTTACTTTAGCTGATATAATAGATTTAACGATATCTTGTTTTTCTTTTCATTCATTTTCGAAAACAGTGACTAATTGAATGCCTTGTTTTTTCAAATAAAGGAGTTTATTGATTTTATGTTTTTTATTATAGAAAAGTTCAGAACCTCCATATAACTCAACATAGTCAATAGCAATCTTAAAATCAGGAAAGAAGAAATTTACGGTATATCTACTGTTTATTTTTTTATCACATTCATAATTTAATTCAAGTGAGTTTAATCATTCGACAAATTCATCGGCTACTTGTCGTTTGTCACTTTTATGTACAATTGGTATCTTAGTTATATTATCCGAACAATCTTTAGAACATGACTTAAAATATCCATATGACATATTCTTAAATGATAAATTATTTCCACAACTACATTTTGGAGGATTTTTTATATCATTTAAATAACAATAAATTCTTTCATTTATATTATCGGTATCAATTTCTTTCGTTTTTTCTAAAATATCATTATATACTTCATCATGAACCTTAACATATAAAGCTTTATTCCTTAAACCCATAAGCTTGCTTTTATACATAAATCCATCCTTATAGTATCATTTTAATGTATCCACAATCCCATATTCGTGTATATCCATTATCTATCATATTTCTAACAATAGATAAACTAAAATCATAATTCTTCAACATTTCACTTAAACAAATTTGATTATATTTGTCTCTACTTATAACAGACTTTTTATCCTTTGTTAAAAATCAAAACTTTGGATATATTCTAGAAATTTTCTTCCATTTATTAAATATATTCAAATCAAAATATCTTAAATCTACATTACAGATTAAACTATATGGTTTATATTTCTTAATAAAATAATCTACTATAATATTAAATCAATCTTCAACATAAATATCCTTCTTACTACATCTATTACATACTTTATAGATATTATTACCTAAATGAATAAATCCACATACAGCAATCAAATAATGTGAAAATAAACCAAACATATATTCAGCGTTCTTATAATCAAATAAGTCATTCTCTTTAATGAAATCAATATATTCATCATTTGATATTTTTCTAACATTTGTCGTTTTAACATAATTAGTAAATATTCTTATCTTTTTTAATATCATTGATTTTATTATATCAGACTTATTTAATCATTCATGTTCAAATATATGATATAAATCTATATTTTTCTCATGACATTTTAATGTTTTATTGAAGTGATAATTTCTATCTTTTATTTTTAATTCACTATGTCAGTATAATCCATTAAATTCTATTGCAAAATTATGTTCAGGTAAATATAAATCAAGCTCCTTAGGATATATGATTTTTCTATCGGAACGTATTACATTAATATCTAATGATTTTAATCAATTATAGATATTGAGTTCATATGAAGATATGTTTTGATTCATGATTTATAGGTTTTTTAGTTCATTTATAATATCTACTAGTTCTTTTGATTTATTAATATCATTTAGTAGGAGATTTGTAAAAGACATTCCGTTTTTTATTGCTAATCTTCCGACACTACATATTGCTTCAGCGATTTTTAGATTATAACCTCTGTAGTATGGTACTGAAAGTGCACCATACATTGAGTTAATGAGAAGTTTAATAACTACCTGAAGAGATTTGAAGCGGGCTTGTTCATTTTCAGCTTCTTCAATTAAAGGTAGAAGTGATTCATCTTTTGTTTTGCTATATTTTTTTCTTATTTTATCTGCTTTAATACCCCATTCTTTCATTTTATCTTTATAAACAACTCGTTTATTGAAAAGACTTTTTTGTATTTCAGCTAGACAACTTCTTTTATTTGTTTCAAACATTGCACCATTGGGAGCAATACATATTTCTTTATTTTCAAGTCTTTTATTAAATTCATCAAGACTGATTGCATTTCGTTTTCCGTCATTTGTAACAAAAACTTCATTATATTTGAATGTTTTATATATAAATGGAGGATATTTTCTGTTTGATGTATAATTTTTGATTTCGTCTTCTTTAGGAAAAACTAAAGATTCTCCATCTAATATTTTATATATTGTTCCTATATATGTTTCGTTACCCATGTTTAAGGTCATCATTCCATGAGGATAACTTGATTTAATATCTAAATCACATCCATATTGATGAAGTCCTAATTGAGGTTCTTTAACATATGCTGCTTCAAATGCCTCTGAAACACCCCCATAAAAATGTTCAGCAACAAGATTATTTCGTCTGTAATAGGTCAAAAATATACCTTCAATGATTTTTGTTACAGATTCATAATATTTCATTGGACATTTTGAAACTAAACTTAATAATTGAACTAATTCAATAAACTTCCTTTTTTCTTGTATTTGTTTAACACGCTTAACGTCAATTACGTTATAATCAACATACTTATTAAAATCATATCTATATAACTCATTGAGATTAGAATATTCATTTGAATAATCTAATTTACCTTTACCTAATTCAAATTTAGCAACAATATCCAAACGATATGATTCTAAATTGATTCGTAATAAACTTTTTGTATATCTTTTATATAAATCACAGTAGTCGATAATAGACACACCGGCTAAATCTATTAATGTTACTTGTTTTCCAGCAACTTCTTTTTTCCAATAACTAATTTTATTAATGGGTGAAAACATTTTTAATAAATCTTCACCTTGTTCAATAACACTTTTTTTATTGTTTTCATCTGTAAGTTCATTTGCAATTTCTGCGTATATATTTTTTATTCTATTAAATACATACGCAAAGTCAAATCGATTTATGTTCCAACCTGTTACAACATCGGGCATATGATCCCTTATAAATTCACAATACGCAATTAATAAGTCTAATTCGGAATCATATTTATTATATACAAACCACTCTTCATTTAAATTTTCTCCGGTATACTCTTTTAAACCGAATGAATATACTTTATTATCAAATGAATCATAACATGATATCAAAACAACAGGCCATTCTGCTAATTCAGGATCAGGAAAACCACCTTTAATTATAAATGCCAAATCATTAAATTTTTCCCATGATTTAGTTTTTTCATTATATGTTTCTAATTCATCATTATTAAAACTTGATAATTCATCTAAATATTGTGAATATGTATAAAAATGACCAGAATCTGAACCCTTTACCCTAATCTTAACTAATTTATTCTTATCTATCTTTTCTGATACAACTTCAATATCAAATATATTAAGTCGTAACGGAATCATCTTCATATCATCATCTTCAATATGATGATAATAATGAGCAAGAAATTGTAATTCAGGCATTACATTATTTTCAAAAACTTTATCATTTGTTAATGTATTTTCAGAAAATTCTCTATATTCTTTATATGATTTAAATGTCTTCTTTACAACACCATCTCCAAATATAGATTTGATTTTGCTCCTATCATCTTTATTTTCAACAAACATATATGGAATATAAGGAATCTTTCTATGTATTCTCTCATTATCAATAGTTTCCCATAAATGAATTGTATTTCTATATTGGTCATAATATACATTTCTAAACATAAAATCCTCTACAAAAAGTGTTTACTGTTTTTGTTCATATTTTTATATATAAAAACATGAAATGTGAAATATGTAAACAAAATTATCCATATCTACAAAAACATCATATTATTAGTAAATCTAAAGGTGGAACTAATCACCGATTAAACATATGTGAAATATGTCCCAATTGTCATTCTAAAGTTCATAGAGGTGACATTATTTTGGAAGGTAAGATTAGTTCCACTGCTGGTTATATTTTAATATGAAGAAATAAAGGGGAACCATCTATAACAGGTAGAGATGATCCCGCCGTTTTCATTATTTAACTTTTATTAGTTGAACCGAATCCACCAGCACCTCTATCAGAAAGGGATAAAATGTCTTGATATAGATTATCTTCAGGTACTTCAATTACTGTTGGAACAACAATTGGTAAAAGAATTCCCTGAATAATTTTATCACCTGGATTTAAGTAAACAGATTCATTACTTACATTATGCATGTCAATATGAACTTCACCAGAATATCCAGAATCAACTACACATGCACCAACTAATAAGCACTTTTTAGCAGCAACGCCTGATTTATTATATAAAATAAAACAATATCCAACAGGAACCTCGACTTTAATACCTGATGGAATTAGAACATTTTCACCGGGTTTAAGCTCATAATTTTCAGCAAAATCGTTTGGAATAAAGAAATCTAACCCCGCATCCTGACCAACATGCGCACGATTTGGACTCTTGACGTTTCTTACTTTAGAATACTTTAAATACATACACAAATTCTCCTTTAATTTAACTATATACGAATTTTATCACGAAGCATCTTCTCAGTAAATTTAGTATGAAGATTTATACTAAATGATTGACCATATTTATACTTTTCATCATTTGTATCTATATTATAAAAATCAACTGGTGTTTTCTTAAATAAATAACTATCTTCATTAATATAAACAATATCCTTATTCAATAAATCATAAACAAATAAATCTTGAACTCTAACATTAAACATATTACTAGATCATATTCATTTTCTTGCTAAATTTTTTGAATTGTTCCAAAATAATGATCCAAATAAACTATTTTTTATTTGCTCTTCGTCAGGGACATAATAATATATAACCGAATTAAATATAACATATCTAGCTTTACTTTCAATTTCATGTTCAATAATATCATTCAATCTAAACTTTATACTTTGTATAAACTTATTATTAAAACTTTTAGAATTAAACTCTGTTTGTACTGATAATGTCTTAATCTCATATAAAACACCATCCACTGACATATCTAAATATTTGTTTTTTGTACCTGATAATATATCATATCCATCTGGAGATATATCACCTAACATAATAGATTTAACATTAAATCCGTTCTTCTTTGAAAATATAAGCTAGTCTTAATTCAGAGCATTTTCCATAAAAACCATAATCAAATCTAATATTTTTAGAATCATTAATTGTTTCTTCTAATTTTAATTTCAATTCTTCTTTAATTTTACTATTCTTTTCATTATCTATGGTATTATTTAATTTCTTTATTATATAGGAATAATATTTTTGTCTTTCTCTAAAATATCGTATGCTATCAGAATATAGTATGGATGAAAATTTATATCAATCTTCATCACTTAATAAATTTTTTCATGATATTAATGTTTCATAATTATTGTATTTTCTTAAAAAGTCAAAATTCATATAAAACTCCAATGCTTTATTTCAATTTTATATAGAAAATAAAACAATGAAACTTTTTTAAAATTAGGCTCTGTTCTAAGAAAGGGTTTACGAGAGGTTAAATTCTTGATATTATTCATCATAACGAAAAATTCAAGGATTTAACCAAAATGAACCTTTCCGAACTCATCCATTCCCTCACCCCAGATCAAAAATCTCAACTTCTCAAACTTCTTCAACACGAACAAAACTCCAACTCAAACCTCATCGAAGCAAAATTCTCAAACGGCCTTTTCTGCCCCAAATGTGGATGCACACAAAACATCACCAAATTCGGCTTCAAAAACAACCACCAAAGATTCAGATGCAAAAACTGCGGTCGCATCTTCAACGAACTAACAAACTCCCCACTCATGGGCACCAAAAAAGACACCTCCATATGGAAAAAATACCTTGAATGTATGCTAAACCACTACACCATCAGAAAATCAGCCAAAATCTGCAACATTACAACAACTACAGCATTTGTCTGGAGACATAAAATACTTGATGCAATATCAATCAAAGTTGATAATGTTATTAAATTGAGTGGTGTAGTGGAGGTGGATGAAGCATTTTTCAATATATCATATAAAGGTTCAAGAAATATGCCTAGAAAACCTCATAAACGAGGAACTAAAGCCGGTAAAAGAGGCATATCAAATGAACAGGTATGTGTCCCCTGTGCAATTGACAGAAATAAAAACTCATACGGAAAAATATCAAATTTAGGACGAGTGACTATTTCGACATTGAATAAAATATTTGAGGGTAAGATTGAGAGTGATTCGATAATATGTAGTGATAGTAATAGTGCGTATCGGAAGTTTTCAGAAGGTGTTGGGTGTAGGCATGTTGAGGTTGAGTCAGGTAGGTATAGGAATGGAGTGTATCATATTAATCATATAAATTCGTATCATTCTAGGTTGAAGACTTTTTTGAGGAAGTTTAATGGTGTATCGACTAAGTTTTTGAATAATTATTTGATATGGAGTGGAAATATGGTGGATGATTTAGGTGATTTAGTGAAAATTATATGTGTTCAAAGATATAAAACATTCAGCAATAGAAAATTAATTCCTGTAATCTAAAAATCAAGTAAAGTTTACTTTCTAGTATAAAACAATTAAAATAAAACTAGGTCAATACTTGACATGCCAAGTATTGACCTAGAAAATAGTGTTATTGCTTTGACTTTCTAATTTTGACTTCAAATGAAGTTATTAGAGAGTCAAAAGTAATATCAGTATTTGTATAATGACATATAAAAATCAATATTATACCTAAAATAATAGGTATAATTATTGAAGTTAATGTCAAATATCACAAATCCAGTACACTATTTTTTACTGCATTTAGCAATTTAATGTTATTAGTAGGCATATTTATACCTCCTAAAAAGATTATCTTGCACAACACAGTTTAAATAATTGGTACATGATTAACTGGGTAAAGTCAATATGTCATGTACCAATTATTTTGAAATGAGTTTTGAGTTTTTGATAATAACATTTATTAGCATGTAGCCATCGCATTTTCCTTGAATTTCGATAACACTTCCTTTGTTTATATTTTCCAACCCCTCAGCATCATCCTCTTCAAAAAAGCATTGCACATTCTGCATTTCGTCCATTCCAATAAGTGATACATATATATCACCTAACAAATCCCTCGATATTTCATTAACAACACCTTTAACTCTCAAAATTTTACCTTTGTATTTCTTATCACTTGAAAATTCATTTGCATCATATTCATATGATATTTGAGGAGATGTTATTGAAATTATATCAGATGCAAGTGCATGGGTGCTTAAACATATGACTGTAATGATTGCTATGATAATTTTGTTCATTATATATCTCCTTTTGTTTGGTTCCAATGACAGATTTATATTTAATCTGTCATTGGAACCATTATTATTCATTGGTTTGTTTTTTAATTATTCCTAATTGAGTTCTGGCTATTTCGTTTTCTGTTTCAGTTCCTGCGAATTCATAACCTTGTTCGATAAGTTTAGTTGTGTACATTTTGTTGTATTTGAAAGCCATAATGAGGGTTATGAGCGGAAACCAGCAGAAGCATAGCATTATGATACCAGTGAGTGTATCACCTCGCATAATTGCAGGGATGCCTGACCAGCAGAAAGTTGTCCAGCTAAAGCCGTAGAAGCCTTTTTTGACTATACCAGTTGATGGGTTTTTCATGAGGATTTGTGTTGCCATTTGACACCTCCAGGATGTGGTTTGTTTTTTGTTTACTAGGCTATAGCCAAGTGGAAGTCAAGAAGTTCTAGGCTACATCCAAGTGAAAATTTGGAGGTGGGTGTATGCCTTTGGTGAGTAGGTTGGGGGAGTTGATGGAGGAACGTGGGATGACGTATGAGGAGCTACAGTATAGGTCAAAAGTAGCCCCTGATACTGTAGCAAGAGCAAGGGATGAGCGAATTGCTACATGTAAGCTGTTAACACTTGAAAAATTAGCTACTGCTCTTGATGTTGAAATCTGTCAACTTTTCCAACATATCAAAAAATAAACCCTTTCTTAGAACAGAGCCTAAAATTAAAATTTATATAAATAATTTTACAAATAAAAATAGAGGTTTTTAATGGTTAAGTTAAATACGAATACAATTGTAAAATCAAATGAAATAAATCAACGGAATATATGAGTGAAATTCATCTGTAGATTATTCAATGCCGTCAATGGTTTTTGGACCTGACGGAAATTTGTATAGAGCATTAAAATCATCTAAAGGAAAGAATCCTGTTAATAATCCTGATGTATGAAAGGATATAATAAAAAAGATAAACGATGCTGTAAATGAAACTATAATTAAGGTAAGGGATAGTGCATTTCCAATTGGAGGTATTTGTGCATGACCAAGTTTAAATAATTTCCCAATGTTTGGTATTACTTGATTTGAATGTAATGGAGGGACATTTAATACAAATGAATATCCTAATTTATATTCTGTATTAGGTTCAAATAAATTACCGGATTATAGAGGTGTATTTCTAAGACGGTTATGGTTCAGTAATAAGTTCTCATTATGGAAGTGTAACACATAAGAGTGGTAATATAAATGAAATACAAGGAGATGCAATAAGAAACATAGCAGGTAGATTTGACTCTCAAGTTCCACATGCTGATCCTACAGGACCATTTTGAATTTCAAATAGAGGAAAAACAGACGGAAATGGTGATGATGGATGAAGTAGAAATCCATGGGTAAATTTTGATGCTAGTAGATGTGTACCCACAGCAAACGAGAATAGACCAATTAATACAGCTGTTAGATGATTAATTAAAGCTGAATAGAAACTAGAATAGGACATATCGTTCGATTATTATCTACTAGAGATGTCCTATTCTAGTTCATTTTCCTAAGAAAATTTTAAGAAGGATAATAATTCCAAATAATTTCGGATTATTAACGAAAGTTAATAATTACATATTTGTGAGGCGGCAGCCGATGTTGGCGTTGGCGTTGGACGCGGCATTGTTGAAATTGAGATCGAAAGGACCGGCACTGGGACCCATTGGAGTAATTGCCACCAAAGTTGCACACCGTATTTTTTCAATAACAATTGCGATAAATCATTACCCTAAAATAAGTGATTAAACAACATAATACCAGTCTCATATGTCATCATTTCATCATATATATTGTCTCCAAAGAAAAATCTACCATTTTTCAAATATGAATCCAATAAATTCCAATCATCACCAACATTTTCTAACATTTTTCTAACATCTAAAGAACTCTTCTTATATAATTGTTTATCCGAAAAATGTTTCCTCGCATATAAATTTATACTATTTCGTATCCAATCCTGTTGTCTCCATATAAAATAATTAATAACATCTTCTTTAGATATATTAAAAACTCTACTATCAAACATTGCGGGATATCTAATATTATTCTTTAATGAACTTTCATTTATCAATTTATTAAAAATATATGTTATCATAGATGCTGATACAGAACATATCTTTTGAACATTATATCCAAACCAGCAATCTGTATTAAGCTTATCATAATCTGTCACTAAAATAGATATTTCATCTGATTGATGATAAACTATTTTAGCACCTTGTATCTCTTTAAGAAGATATTTACATGTATCATGAAAAACATTAATTAATGTTAAATCATATGGCTTGACAAAGGTTCTCGTATATGTATGAAATGCTTTCCCATCTATTCTTATAATAACAGGAATCCTACGAGTTAAATATGATTTACTTCTAAATTCATAAAATTCTTTCATACGAGAACCAATATCAAGCATATAAATTCCTCTAATTAAATAAATTTTCTATAGGTCCTAAATTATCATAATCCGAAACTTCTATTTTTAAAATAGAACCACATAACAATTTAACATGAATTTCGCTTTTCTTATCTTTAATTGAATTATTAATAGCCCTTATATACGAAATAGAAGTATTTGGTATAATATATTCATCATCATATTTAGTTAATATCTTAATATAAGAACCAAGATTTATAAAAATACACTCAGGAAATTGCACAGAACGCATGTTATCTCATCCTTATATTAAAACTTACAAACTACAATTGACATACAAGCTCCTGCATTACAGGTTTTCGTATATTTAATATTTTGATGTCTGGAATATTTAATGTTTTTCGATCTGTTTACATTTTTATAAAGTGTTTCATATGAAGTTACATCGGAAAATTTTATAATACCAATAGATTTATCAGTTTTTGTATCTATTACATTATAACTTATCTCTCCATTTTTAAACTTTTCGAATTGTTCAGGAGTCATACTAATGGAACCAGATTTTGAAAAATAATCTATGTAATTTGATTTAAGATTGATAATTTTAGGTCTCATAAATTCTCCTTATATTTAGAAATATAAAGATATTATATACAGATAATAGACTTTTGTTAACTAAACTAATTTATACTCATATAATTTATTATCGGATATACAAAAAACATATATGATGTCTTTGTGAATTCCAATCAATCTAAATGACGAATCACTGATTAATGTTGTGTATGAATAACTATTAGTTTCATCGTTTAAAGTACATATAATTATTTCTGTTGTTGAATATTGTGTTATAAATGTTTTTTCATTTATTTTTTGCATATTTCCAATATTTAATTTTGAATCAGATGTTGACAGTAATGTCCAATTAGATATAGATGTAAAATCATCAGTAGGAGTTCCTCGATATATGTCATATCCTGCAGAGTCATATGATACATTTCCTGTATATAAAGAAGATGAATGATAATAAAAGTTTTTATTTGCGTATATGCAAGGACCTGAAATTACATTTGTTGGTAATGTGTTTTTGCTTATATTTGTTATTGAATCATCTTCATTTAGTCTGAAAATTCATAGAGCTTTAGTTAATGAACTTAGGTATCCTCTGGTTGTATAACCTCCGAATACACCAAAATATTCATCATTTATGTCAACCAAAGATACACTATTACATCAATTTCTACCTCAATCTATTTCATTTGATCACGAGATAGATTTATTATTATATGTTCCAACATAAATTCTACTATATGGTGAACTAGATTGATATGGCGTATTTACTATTGTTAAAATTTTATTTTTCATTGTTATCGAATATGGTGTATTTGGTGCTGGACATGTTGTATCAATTTTAGTTATTTCATTACCGTTATACAAATATGTGTTTTTATCATTTGGATTATAAATTATTATATCTTTTCCATCTGAATAAATAGAACCGAGTAGAACTTGTTAAAGATACAGGACTTTCAACAGCTTTTATAAACTTTATTCCTTCAAATTCTTTATATTTTATATCATGTAGATTAAATTTATATCTGTTTAAAAGTTGTAAATTGAATAACATATAATTCTCCAGTATTATTTTTTAAAATTATATATTTCAAATATTAAAAAAGCCAACATCTTAATTAAGATGTTGGCTTGAACATTGGAGCGGAATTATTGGACTTGCACCAATTTCTCTTTGTCGGCCACAAGTGTTTTAACTACATAAACTATCACCGCATTTATAAAAATATAATAATTTATTTTACTTTATCAGTAAACTCAACAACAACTTTATATTCTAAATATTCTGAATCTACTTCATCTTTATATATTTTTACATTGGACATATTTCTGAAAAACTTTTTAATGAATTTAGTTGTGTTTTTAACACCATCATCTGACGCAAATTCAATAACTTCCAAGCGTTGATTATTAGAGCTAAAGATACCGACTTCAGGTTCATGTAAATCTAATTCGAGTTCTTTTACATACATATCCATGTCGGCACCATCTAAGGCGAACTTAAATGAAATAATGTAATTAAATTCTAGATATCCTTTTTTGGTATCCATGATTTCAAGTTCTAAATCAAGGTCTTCGTAATGTTCAAGTTGTCTTAATGATTTTGTCATTTGAACAAAGCTTTTATCAAATGTTGTTAAGATTTTCTTTTTCAAAGAAGAATCAATGCTTGCATCAAATGATTTTTCTAAATCTTTTGAAACAGATGAATTTATTTTGTCAGTGTAGAAATAAACATATGGCTTGTCTGCTTGTTCCAATATAAATCTGTCTAATTTATCAACAATATTCATAATAATTCCTGCTTTTTAATTTTATTTATAAAAGCAAAGAGATTAGAGAAAATTCATTTGAAGCTTTTATATCGGTCGAAGTAACTTCAAATATCGCTACTAATCTATATATTTTTGCGTGGGGTAGGATTTGAACCTACAATCTTTGGGTTATGAGCCCAACGAGCTACCAGATTGCTCTACCCCGCATCATATTAATTACTTAATTCAAGTTCAATATCTTCTAAATCAGCATAAACATTATCAAGATTGCTCAAAACATTATTTAATGATTTAATGTAATCAGCATCTATATCTTTTACAGCATTTTGAAATTTTCTTTCCTTGATTAATTTAGTAACTGTTTCTAATGCATTATATATCTTATTGAATTGAACGTTGAGAACAGTTGTATCAGTCGCTTCATTTAAATATTTATTAATTATTTCGTTCATTATATCATATCCTTTTTATTATACATTTAATTGAATTTTTTCAAAAATTCTATCTAACATATTGTCACAATCTTCCAATAAATCCTTAACTTCATACATTTCGTTTTCAATAGAACTATCAACATCATGGATACTTTTCATGAACTTTCTATCATTAAGAATCTTATTAGCAAGATTAACCGAATCTACTAATTTTGTAAAATTGGAATAAATAAATCCCGCATTAACATTTGTCGCTTCATTTAAATATTTTTCATATAGCTCATTCATATTTTATATTCCTTCATATATTTTGTAAAATATTTATAAAATACTAAGTTTGAAATGATTTTTTTGGGGTGTTCTAGGGGAATTGAACCCACTACCTGAAGAGTCACAATCTTCAATGCATACCATTACACCAAGAACACCATATATTTGATATTATATCCAAAAATATAAAGTTTGTTAACCTAATTCAGATGTATTATGTGTTACGAACATTTTAACAGTATCAGCTATTTTTTTCTTAGGAAGATTTCCTTTTAATGTCTTAAATAAGAGTTCAAACTTACGAAGCAATTGGGAATCTTCTTTGAAGTATTCTTTATGACCAATAGGAAGTTTTTCACCATCTAATGTGCATTCAGATATATAATAAACATATTTTAGAGATATATCAAATTTAGCATAAGGTTCTCTATTTATTGTTAAAGAGCATTTATTATCTTCTTTAGTTTCGAAAGATAATACGTAAATTGATTTCTTTCCAACATTGGGAACTTTAAATTCTTTTACTTTTTGTCCACCATATGATTTAATTAATTTCAAAAATTTGGAGCCATATTCTTCATAATCAAGCTCATTTATAAATTGACTAAATTTCACAATTAAACTCCTCAAATCAGAATTTAATTATATTTATAAAAGATATATATTCTCTTTTATATAAAAAGAAATGGAACTCAAATTAATAAGTTCCATTTAATAAATTTGGCAGGCCGGGAAAGATTCGAACTCTCATTCAGCAGTTTTGAAGACTGCGCTTCTGCCATTGAATTACCGACCCATATTATTTTCTTATAAATTTGGCGCGCCCGGGAAGAATCGAACTCCCGACCTTGTGCTTAGAAGGCACATACTCTATCCAACTGAGTTACAGGCGCATATTTATTAATTTTTTGGAGCAGACGGATTGGATTTGCACCAACATCTCAAATCGGTCTTTTGCATTCTACTATTGAACTACCGTCGCATTAAGTTCGATTTTTACATTATGTCTTAGTTCAGGATTATCGAGAACCTATAAGTATGGAGCCCTGGAAGGGACTTGAACCCCCAACCTGCTGATTACAAGTCAGCTGCTCTACCAATTGAGCTACCAGGGCATTTAATTTTATGGCTCCGGGAGACGGACTTGAACCGCCGACACATTGGTTAACAGCCAATTGTTCTGCCAACTGAACTATCCCGGAATAAAGTTTAAGTTTAATTAAATTAAAGAAGACTTGAACTTCATTACTTTAATATGGCTGGCCAATTCCATATAATGTTATAGCCACATTAACTATAATTTAATTAAACAAAACTTAATCAATTTCTTTTTTTATTTTTTCAAGAATTTTCATATTTCCATGTATTACATCAAAACCAGCTTTAATAACATGTATCATTATGAGTTCATTTATTGCACTCAAAAAATGATAACCCTGAGTAAATGTACATGTTATTCCTTACATGGTGTTGGCATTGCATGTTCCATGTAAAAATCTGCATGTTTCATATAATCCTCTCTTTTTAATTAAAAAACAAATTTAATTTGGCGGAGCTGAAGGGATTCGAACCCTCGGCTTCTGGATTGACAATCCAGCGTTATAGGCCAACTTAACTACAGCTCCGTTTTATATAAAATCTGGTGGAGTTTGATAGAATCGAACTATTAACTGCAACCACTACCGTTTTGTTAATGCAGGGGAGATTTACAGTCTCCGTGGTAGAACAAACTCCATTTGGTACCACTGGAGGGATTCGAACCCCCAACACTCTGGTTCTAAGCCAGATGCCTCTTCCAATTGGACCACAGTGGCATAAAAATCACTAATTTGGAGCGGGTAGTCAGAATCGAACTGACATCCGAGGCTTGGAAGGCCGCTATAATAACCATTATACGATACCCGCAAATTCGATTTTTACATTATGTCTTAGTTCAGGATTATCGAGAACCTATAAAAATTTCAATGATTTTATGTCAGGATAATCATTAAACCTGTCAATTCCTTTCCACCGGAATAGGACTTTAGAACTTTAATGACAAAACAAATACTCAAGCACCCTAGTATTTATTTTGGTGGAAATATATTCCAGAGATTAGTTATTTGAAGTATGCTTTCCCTTTACAACATAATAACGAAGTAACTTCAAATTACGCTACTGGATAAATTTGGAGCAGACGGATTGGATTTGCACCAATATCTCAAATCGGTCTTTTGCATTCTACTATTGAACTACCGTCGCATTGGCAGCCTCGGAAGGATTTGAACCTTCGAATGACGGAGTCAAAGTCCGTTGCCTTACCGCTTGGCCACGAGGCTAAAAAAATCTTACCATTCTATAAACTTACATCCTTCACATTCACCAAGACAGAGATTATATTCCTGATAAGATGAACATTCACATGGATTTGGTGTTGATGGATGTCCACATCTATCAGGAATCCACCAATCACATTCAGCATCAGGATCATATGTGTTATAACATGTTGAACCACAGTTATCACAACTTTGAACTGGATACTTTTTGCAAAACATATAAATCCTCATTTGTTTGTCGTGGCGGATGCAGAAGGATTCGAACCTCCACTGGACTTCCGCCCAGCCTGCGGTTTTCAAGACCGAGACAATACCATTCTGCCATGCATCCAAAAAATGGTCTGGGTGGTAGGAGTTGAACCTACGACATCCTGTCTCCAAAACAGGAACTCTAAACCAAGCTGAGCTACACCCAGATATTCCAGAGATTAGTCATTTGAAGTATGGTTTCCCTTTACATTATTTACGAAGTAACTTCAAATTACGCTACTGGATAAATTTGGTACCCGCCATGTGATTTGAACACACTGTCTCACGCTTATAAGGCGTGTGCTTATACCATTTAAGCTTAGCGGGTATAAACTTATTATATTAAAATGATCTTCAAATGTTAACCATATTAAGAAATTTTTAATTCATGTGGTATGCTACGCCACTAACGATCGAATCAAAACCGAATCTTCTTCTGTCTTGGAGATAAGATTAATTCCAACTAGATTTTAGTCTAAAATCTAGAAAAAACATTTACTATGGTGAAATGGATACCCATACACGTAATATACATTACAATGAGTGTGCATGAACAACATTGTAACGAGCATAATAGTGAGCTTCAACTATATAAGGAGCTCAAACTATTTTAATTTGTTTGGTGGGACCAGGAAGAATCGAACTTCCATCAATTGGTTAAAAGCCAACTGCTCTGCCATTGAGCTATGGTCCCTCAATTTTCTCAAAATCTCTATTTTATTGTAAAAGAGCGTTTGTTAAATTTATTATAATGTTCTATTTGATTTTTGTTAACCTATTTTAGAAATTTTTTGGAGCAGACGGATTGGATTTGCACCAATATCTCAAATCGGTCTTTTGCATTCTACTATTGAACTACCGTCGCATTAACTAATCCACTCGATGAGTTTCACATCTTTTTTACTAAGTCAATATGACTCTGAGGGTCTTGACTGTATCCCAAGTGAATTAGGGGTATTAATAATTCTATTTTATATTAAAAATTTTTATTTGTTAACTGTTTTTGTGGTACCAGAGGAGGGATTCGAACCCTCAAACCCATTAGGGTGTCAGATTTTGAGTCTGCTGCGTTTGCCATTTCGCCACTCTGGCATTCATTTTGTTTATTTATAAAAACATTTTATAAAACTTCTTAGTTTTTGTTAACTATTTTTAAGAAAACTTTAAGAAAATTTTAAGAAAATTTATCCTTCATAAAAATATTCATATTCAATTTCTAAAAAATCAAGAGTATCTTTAATTTCTGAACAACAATAAGATTCATCATAATGCTTATATAAAACGAAATTTCCATTATTAAACGAATCAATTATCTTTTTCTTAAACTTCTTCAAATTTTCAACATTCTCTTGACATCGTTCATATAAATCAATATATTTATCTAAATAATTCAACGACTCTTCAAAAGAAGCTTTTCGTTCTTGTTCCGAAATATTATTCATATCTTTTGAGATTATAATGAATGAACTACTAGAACTGTTGCTTACAAATCCATTTCTAATTTTCATATAATTCCCTTTTAGACATAAAGGTTTATTATATATGATTGTTCTCTTTCTTTATCATAGTGAACTTCAACATCTCTACAAACACTATTAAAATCAACATATTGAGTCATTTTTCTTAAATCATCTACTTTATCTCAATTCCCCTCAACATGTCTCATATCTACTTGTGTTATCATTATTAATATCCCTTAATGTACTCAATAAAATCAGTTTCAGATTTTTCATGAAATGCTTCAACTATGTTATATATATCATCTTCAGAAATTATAACTGAAACTAACTTATCTTCATTATAATAGAATAACTTTGTTTCATTCAATTTAATTGTAAATTCAAGATATTGTTTCCCTATTTCATATTCTAATTGAATAGCATCAAAATTAATTGGAAATATATAGGGTTGATGTTTAAGTTTATATAAAATTTTTTCTAATTTGTAAACTATCAAATAAAAATCATTTTGATATTCTTTAGATAGTTCATAAAATAAATCAAGAGTTTCTAAATTTTTATCCAGACTATTCATTTTTATTTCCGTTGTGCCACTGGAAGGAATCGAACCTTCACCCTTCGCTTATGAGACGATGGTCAATCACCAAATTATCAGTGGCATTAATATTTCTCTATATATTTAATAAACTCATCTCCTGATTTAGTATAATATGATTTAACTATGTCATATATAGCATCTTCATTTATTTCAGACGAAAATATTTTTCCGTGAATTCCTGACGTATTATAGTTCATAGAGTTACAATAAAAAAATGTCATACCATTTAAATTGATATTAAACCATAAATGATTTTCATCATTTTCAAATTCTAACATAATAGAATAATTATCTATAGGAAAACATGTTGGTTCATATTCGAGATTATATAAAATACTTTTTACCTTGTTAACTAATTTTTGATTTATTCCTAAATTTAAAAATGAATCTACTAAAGTTTCATTTAAATTATCCATCTCTTTCAGCTCCTATTTTATAATTTGAGGGTTTATTTTTTTCAAAAAATCTTTTGTCTGAAAGCATTTTTATGATATTTTGTTGATTTTTATTGTAATATGAAATATCATTTGCTTTTTCATATTCTAAATCAAACGTATATGGTTCTTCAAAATATGAATCACCTTCATGATTTGCAATATCAATTATTAATAGTAAGTCATCTTTATCCATTCCATCAAAATCTATAGGAAAATCAATAAATCCAATATTATCTCCAGAAAATCGATTTTTTGAATCAACAACATGTCTAATTTCATATTGATAATCATCTATTTCATTATCATGAAGAAAATCAATTAAATCTTTATATCGCTCAATATTAATTACACCATATCCAACGATAAATGAACTACTGGAACTATTACTAACAAATCCATTTCTAATTTTCATTTTTTACCTCTTCTGGTCTGAATACTTTAAAACCCAATTCATTTAACTTATCTAAGTCATTATTACTAATTGCGGTTAAAAGTTCATAATCATTTAATAGAAATTTACCTATATAAACAGAATATCCCTTATCAAATATATCCCTAATTGCACTATCTAAATCTAAATATTTTCGATTAGATCTAATTCCGAGGGATATCCATTGATAATCATGTAACAAGGCAAATCGCTCTCCATTATATGCAATAATGATATTCGGTTCTTTTGGAAAATCAATAATCATTTTCATTATCCTTTCTCCAAATTTTTCTTAAATATAAATTGATATAGCTAAATATGTTAACTTATCTCAAAAAATTAGGAAAGTTTACTTTTTTCCGGAATATGTTATTTTTGTATTTACATAAGTACAAGGGGCAGAGAATATATTTATTCCGGGAAATTACTTGATTCTGAAATTACTTGAAACTCATTTTCAACTATTTAGTTCAAAATTTAAAAGAAAAATTATTTAAAATTTCCGGAAAAAATCTGTTCAAAATTAAAAAGATTTAAAAGAAAAATTATTTAAAACTTTCAAAAATTTTCTTAAAATATGTTCAAAAAAGGTTAAAAAAATGAAAATAAAAACAATTGATGATTGAAAAGATTTTGAAGGAATAAAAAAACAAAAGGTTGATGAAATTATAATATTTACTTTTGATTCAGGTAAAACATTTAAATGTACATCCGAACATAAAATATATATTGAAAAAGATATTCCTATATGAGCTAATTGTTTATCTGTAGGTGAATTTGTTGAAATAAATGGAATTAAAGAAAAAATTGTGAACATAGAAGTTCAAAAAGGTGAATTTTATGTTTATGATGTTTTAAATGTTCAAGATGTTAATTCATATATATGCTCTGGATTAAATGTTTCTAATTGTGAAGAATTTTGAAGTTCAAACTACCCTGCTATTTCATCTTTTTCTAGTTCAAAAGTTGTTATTATATCAACACCTAAAGGTAAATTTAATAAATTTTATGATATTTACACAGGTGCAAAAAATATTGAAGATATTAAAAAATATGAACAAGCATTAAAAGATAATGATAAAAATGAGATTGCACGATTAGAAGAAATATTTCAAAAAAGTAATTCATTTATAGCTGCTAAGTTTAGTTACAATGTTGTACCGGGAAGAGATGAAGAATGAGCTAAAGTTCAAAGAGCTGCTTTGGGTGAAGTTCAATTTACACAAGAATTTGCATGTTGTGGATATGATACAAATGTTCATATAGATAAACTTGGAAAAATATCAATAGGTAAACTATATGAACATCTATCTAATTAAGATAACTGAATCATAATATTTCCTAGTTCATAATTATAAACATTTTCATTAGAATTATATATGTGTCAATTTAAACATGAAACATAATCTCCATATCCATTTTCATCAGTAGCATTACTCTTATAACATATAGATACTCATATAACTAATCATCTTTTTCCATAATTAGGTGTTTTTCTACCGACTAGTTATATTACCTAAAAGAACACTTGTACTTCCGGAAAGCGATTCTGCGGTTTTAGCTACCTCTGCTGTAGTTGCTAATGTAGCTTTATTTGCTAGTTTTGCAACCTCAGCTAATTTAGCCAAATCCGCAATTTCCGCATTTTTGGAGTTTGTTGCAAATCCTGCTTTATCAGCATATGAAATAGTACAGTCAGTTCTTCCAGTTCCACCTTTATTACATGGGATAACAGGACAATTCGATAAATCAGTTTTGATACATTTAGAAAAATTTGAATTAATATCAGAAGCTTTAATCAATTCTCCGGATTTGAATACCTTCATTTGAAACTCTCCACTTGAATTTTCAAAAATTCATACTCAAATCCGGAAAAAAGTAAACTAATTTTTATTCTATTTTTCAAGCAAATCCTTCTACATAGATATGATTATAAGATCCGTCTGACTTAAATAAATCATCAACTAGTTTTGAACCTCCTGGAATGACTCGTGTATCTGTACCATAAATAAAACGTCCAAATTTCATGCTTCCAGCTAATTCAAGATTATTAGAAAAGACATATTCTTTATCAATACAATATATAACATGATACATTCATGTTCCGACCACTAGGCACTCTTTTCGGTAATCTTCCATCTAAATCAATAATTGTAGCACTTTTAGGTTTTAATTCTTCTATCTTATTACTTAATCTATTAAGTTCACTAAATATTCTACTTAAATCGGATGACATGTCTCCAATACTTGAACTATTGGAACCAACATCCGATTTTAATTTTCTTACATAATCAATTAAGAAATTTATTTTATCTGCTTTTATTGTTTCTCCACGGTAAATTGATAATGAACTAATATTATATGCCATACTTCTCTCCACTTGAATTTTCTCAAATTCATACAAATTTATGGAGAGAAGTAAATTATTTTTTGAAAACTAGTTTTTTGTATATTCTAAAATGATTGTTGCTGTACAATTAGTTCAAGAAACATTCGTTGAGTACATATATATGTTTCCTGTTTCTTTTAACAATGTTAGTTGAAGAAGATTATTATTTATTGAACCAAATCTATCACTAGGATGATATGCTTTGTTCAATAAAACAATACCATCCAATTTAGTCAATGTATCAATATTTAATTCAGAGACATTATGTACAATAGAATCAGTATTTACTGCACCTGATAATGGTACATTTATATAAACTTTTCTATATATTGGTTTTCCATCTACTCAGGTTCCAATCATTAATTCTTCTTCAGAATAAACAGAAGGATTATCTATAGTATGACTGGAATGGACAATACATGCTTTTGCTCCAGATTCATTCGTACTACTTGGAGGTAATGCAAAACCATCATATATAGATTCTTCACCTTCTTTAGTTCCATAAAAGTTAAATTTTCATAAAGAAAATCTTTGATACGAACCACCAGTGACACCAGTCATTGCTATTTTAAATCTATAATATAGTTTATTCACATCATAGGAATTAATAACTCTTTTATGAAAAGAAATATTTCCTAATTCTGTTCAATTATCTACTGAATCTAATATATCCCAAGAATCTGTCGAATCATTATATCCTAAAATAGAAAAATTATTCAATGTAGTTCCATATGTTTGAGTATAGAAAGTATAAGCATATGGTGCAAATTTAGTTTTATCTAATAATTCAAATTCTATTTCACCATAAGGCATTAATGTATATGAATGATATATAATATTATCACCTGAATTTACATCAAAGATATTTCAAGGATAGTATCTTGTATCATATATACCTCCACCAGGACCGACAGAAGTAACTTTAATATTTTCATCTATTATAGATGAATAATAGCTTTCATTACCTAATGATAAATCACTAGAAATTTCAGATAAAGTTGTATATGGTTTTACTATTAATTTGTCATCTTTATATAACATATCATCAGTAGCAAATGTATCACCTATAACAGAATATAATTCTGGATAAGAATTTTTATCTAAAATAGAACTATCACAAAATAAAGTATTAGCTGGAGGAGTATCATTAAATGTATAAACCAAATCTCCTACGTTAAGTTTAACAGGAGCTTTTGGACTACTTCATGTCAAATTTTCATCTTTATTTAGAGATAATATTTGTCCCGGTAATCCATCTTCAGGTAATTTAGTTCCAACATCAGCTGGATTTGTTCACCCCAATTCATCTCCAGACTTAGATAATAAATACCCATCTGAACCACCTTCTGGTAATATTATATTAGATCCACCACCTGAAACTTCAATATTCTTTAATAACTCATCTATTTCTTCCTTAGTGTATATATTAGATGGACTTGAAACAACTGAAGCTCCGAATAATAAAGCTTTACCAGATATAGGTTCAGAAAATATTAATTTGATTTCATTATCAGATTGAAATTGAATTTCAGATTCAACTTGTTTATTACCATCTGAGTCATAAACAATAACAAACAAATCCTGTGTATTTAAGTTATGTGTTATAT